CCAAAGAAACTAAAATTATAGAAAATCAATTTAGATTTCATGAAGACACTTCTCAATTATATAAAAATCTTCATAAAATTTCTCCTTTTAGTGTTATTAGTATTACTTATAAGATTCATGGAACATCTGGTATCTCTTCTAAAGTCCTTTGTAAAAAACCTTTAAAATGGTATGAGAGAGTTTTGAAATATATAGGTATATCTATAGTGAACACTCAATATGATTATATATACAGCTCCAGAAAAGTAATTAAAAATCCTGAATTGAGTCCTAATGTCAATCATTATTATAATATGGATATTTGGGGTATGGCTCATGATAAGATAAAAGACCTATTAGCCGAGGGAATGACTATATATTATGAAATAGCTGGTTATCTTCCGACAGGAGGATTTATTCAAAAGGATTATGATTATGGTTGTGAGGTAGGTAATTTTGAAATATATGTGTATAGGATAACTTATACTAACGTCTCTGGTAAAGTATTTGAATTTAGCCATAGACAGGTTATGGAATGGTGTTTAAAGAATAATATCAAATTTGTTCCTACCATGTTCTACGGATATGCCAAAGAGCTTTCTGATGAGAGAATGACTGAAGAAAATTGGAGGAATAAACTTCTGGAGACTTTGAAGGCTGAATATACTGAAAAAGAGTGCTGGATGTGTAATAACAAGGTTCCAGAAGAAGGGTGTGTCATAAGAGTAGAGGGATTAGAATTTGAGGCATATAAATTAAAATCTAATCTATTTTATGAGAGAGAAACCAAACTCTTAGACAAAGGAGAGTCAGATATAGAATCTGAGAATTAACAATACTCTATAGGATATAGAAATATATTCTATAGAGTTTTAAACTTTAATATATGGAGAAATTAAAAATTTTAGTATTGCAGGGAATTCCTGCTTCTGGAAAATCAACTTGGGCCAGAGAATTTATTAAAGCTGAAGGACTTTATTGGGTAATAGTGAATAGGGATTCCATGAGGAATATGTTAGGAGATTATTGGGTTCCTACAAGGGAAAAGTTAATAGACAGTATGGAAGAGTCTTCTGTAATATTGGCATTAAACAGAAATTATAATGTAATTATAGATGCCACAAACCTCAATCCTAAAACTATTGCTAAATGGTCAAATCTGGCAACAGAATATGGGGCAGATATAGAATTTAAGCTTTTTAATGTAGCTTTAGATGAAGCTATAAAAAGAGACTCTCTTAGGGATAAACCTGTAGGAGCTAAAGTAATAAAGGACTTTTACTTTAAATACATAGGGTCTGGTTCTGAGTCTATTAAAACAGATAATAGGTTTATCTTGGAACAAAATCATAAACTCCCTAAGTGTATAATAGTAGACATTGATGGAACTCTAGCACTTATAAATGGCAGAAATCCATACAATGACTCTTTGGTGCACACAGATAAAGTGAATAAGCCAGTTCTGGATATAGTTAAGAAATATGATCGTATGTATTACATTAGGGCTTTAAACCTTAATCATACTTTAGAAGATAGTGATAAGATCATAATAATGTCTGGAAGGGAAGAAAAGTGTAGGGAACAAACTGAAGAGTGGTTAAAGAACAATGGTGTTCCTTATTATCAACTATATATGAGGACTACAGGAGATAACAGGAAAGACTCCATAGTAAAGAGGGAATTATATGAGGAACATATAAAAGATAAGTACTATGTAGACTTTGTACTTGATGATAGAAATCAAGTAGTTGATATGTGGAGAGAATTAGGCTTGCTATGTTTGCAGGTATATTATGGTAATTTTTAAAATATTTTATTATGGGGAAAGAAAAAAAAGTATTAGTATTAATAGATGCAGACTCTCTCATCTATCAATCTTCCAAAGAAGATCTATTTGAGTCTATGGCAATTATAGATGAAAAGATAAAAAATATATTTGAAAAAACAAGGGCAGATTTTTATTCAATGTTTATATCTCAAGGTGGATATTTCAGGAATAAGATAGATCCTGCATATAAAAATAATAGGAGAAAATATCCTAATCAGCTTTTATGGACTAAGACATTAAAAAACTATTTAATAGAGAAATATGGAGCTATGGCAGGTAAAGAAGTAGAGGCAGATGATTTAGTTTCTTATTTTTATAATAAGGAGTTTTACTTTGGTATTCCTAACTATATTATGGATCATTCAATAAATTTTCCTGTGTTAAGCACAAATGATTTTAGTCTTACTAATGTTTTAGGAGTAGAGGTAATACTAGCTTCCCCAGATAAAGACCTTTTAAGGAGTATTCCGGGTAAACATTTTAATTATACCTACAGACTAGAGCCAAATACTGAGGTACTCCATAAAGGATGGTGGGTCGAAACTACAAAAGAAGAATCTGAGGAGTTTCTAAAAATGCAAATGGTTGTAGGAGATTCTTCTGACGGAATTGCTGGTATTCCCGGTAGAGGCCCTAAATACTGGGAAGGAATAAATAAAGACAAATCAGTTAGCTGGGGAGACATTCTTCAAGACTATATTTCTCACTTTGATTCAGTAACAACGGCAATTAATTCTTTTAGCAGAAACTTCAGACTTCTGAAGATGTTAAGTACTGAACCTGATTTTTACAGGGAAGTGGGATACTTGCCAACGTTTGAATACAGAGAAGTTATTAAACCTGAGGAATTTAATATGAATTATTAATGAAAATAAGTGTAGCTAATAAAAAGTATATAGAGATTAATATAAAGAACGGACGAGAACTAACATTGCTACATAACATAGATTCATATAAAACAACTATAGAAAAGAACAACATACAAAGTTTAACTTTTTATGATCACATTATACAGGTAAATCAACCATTAGAATTAAAAGTTGATTCTACCAAAACAATCTATCTTATAAAGGAAATTAATAAGGTAGATAATTATAAATTTAGTCTTATATGTGAAAGACTGAATAAAAGCAGTATATTTTTATTACCCCTAATTGCTGAAAAAAACAGTAATCATAGGGCTTTTTTCTTTAATACTTTCTTTTATAATGCTTATATACACTATGAAGGTCTGGAAGAATACAATGATGGTAAACACCTGTTTCTATTGTACAGATTCTTTAATACTGATTCTTTTAAGGATCTGGAAGAAATATTAAGAAGCACAAATAATTTTGTTAAAACTTATGAGCCTAATAAATACTTTACGTGTTTCATTATGGAAATCCCAATTATGTTTCAACAAGATGTAAATAAAATATTAAAGGGTAAATACTCTAACATAAGTTCTACAGCAAAAAGTAAAATAATAACTTTTCATGAGGCTCATACAGATAGTGAAGTAGCTCATATCCTCTTTAAAGTTCCAAAATTAAAAGAAAAGCTGGAAAATTATCTTGGGTGTGCCATACCAGATGATGTAGAATTATGTAGTAAACCCGTTTTAGAATTAGAATCTTTTAAAAACATATAACATGATAGAACATAAACCAAAAAAAGGAATTATTGCGTATAAGGGGTTTGATAAGGGTCTTGTTTGTAGAGGATATAAGTATGAAGAGGGGGAAGTACATGTGCTTTCAGGAACAATATCCTTATGTTATAAGGGATTTCATTATTGTTATTCCCTCTCTGATGTACTTAATTACTATAATAAAGACAAAAGTACTTTTGCAATAGTAGAGCCTTTAGGAAAAGAAATGGTTGGAGAGGATAAAGCCTGTACTGATATATTAAAAATAATCAGAGTACTCACTAATGAAGAAGTTGATATTATACTTAAACAAGAAAAAGAAGTAAAGTTAGAAGAAAAAGTATTTAAACTACATATTTTAAGAGAGCTTCAGGAGAATTTCAATTTATTCATTGGAGGAAGTGCTGCTTTATTTATAAATAGATTAGTTTTAGACAGGGATAACTCTAATATTGATCTGGACATCATAATGCCTTATTACCAAAACTTAACTGACATAAAAAGTAGAGGATTAATTTCAGAAATAGAAGAGTTTGATGGAAAAAAGAGTGGTAATGATTATGATAAAACATATGCACTAACTACCGTTAAGGGAGATTTCATTAAATTAGATGTAAGAATAGACCCGAAACAATCTTATGAGCTTGTAGAATATAAAGGGTATAAGTATAAAACATCTAAGCTTATAGATATCTTGGAGGCTAAGTGTAGGTATGCAAAAGAAGGTAATGAAAAACACCTTAGAGATATGAAATACTTACTGAATTTTTCAAAGGATAATGCTATAAAATCTAAAGAGGAAACAATAGATGGTATCTTTAGATTTAGATAATTTTGATTTAATAAAGTCTTTATTGCATTTTGAATCTGAGGATGATTTCTACTTTGTCCAAATTATACAGAGAAAGAAGGATAATCCCGGAATAGTAAAAGGAAGCAATAATAATAATAGGCTTATAAAAGCTTATTATATAAGGTCTACGGAGCATTTGGATAAATATAAAGAGGAAATGATTGCTCTGGCAGAATTATTTAATGCCAGAGTAGGAATAAACCTTAATAAGAGGAGTTTCTATAAAACTGCATTCAATACCTTAAAGAAGATAGCAGAACAGATGCACAATAAGAGTTTTTTAAATGTTCACAGGGCATATAATACTAGTTGTGGTGTACTTAATAGTTCTGACAGAGTTTGGTTATTGGATGTGGATGATTCTAAGCTTCTCCCTAATATTTATGTATATCTGAAAGTTATGGACATACCTTACACTGTAATACCTACTCCTAATGGAGTTCATCTTATAGTCAAAGCCTTTGATTCAAGAGGTTTTGAGCAAAGATTTCCAAATGTAGAGATTCATAAGAATAATCCTACTATATTGTATGCTCCTATCAGTACTATAAAGGATGATATAATAAAAGAGGAAACAAACCCAGAAAATATTCAAATCTGTTCAGTTTGTAAGGTTCCTATGACTTATTTTAGGAGGGGTCATAATTCTACTGATATATACAAATGCAATGCTTGTGGAGGAATTCACTATGATTGATGGATGCTTTAGATGTGATAATAAGGACTCATTGGTTTCTGTAAAGAACCATGAGTCCTTTAATCATGATACTGGAGAACCAGAGTTATATAATGGTTATTTATGTACAATATGTGGATGTTTTCATACGGAGGACGGAACCATGAAAGAATACACTTCTTTTAGGGGAGAAACCTCTTATAATGTAGCATCTTGGTTAAATAAAAATTGATATGTATAAAGTTATATTACAAGTTAAGCCCTACATAGAAGATATAGAAGCTGTAGTAAGCGGAATGGATTCTAAAAATAATAAGGGGGGTTTATACGCCCTTTTAATGGATATAGGATATAGTAGACTAGAAATAGCCTCACATTATAATCTGAAGCCTAATGGTGTATCTTCCGCAGCCAGCCGTTTTAAAGGAGATAATCCTTCATATAGGGTTAGAAATCCTATATATTTATCATGGAAACAAAATGTTTATGAAGAATGTGTTAAAAAACGCATAATTAATAAAGAATTCTATAAATTAGATATACGACAAGTATTTAGTTTATAAACAAATGGGGTACTGAGATTAATTTCTTAGTACCCCCTTTTTCAGCCTAGGTTTAATATTGATTAAAGAATTTTATCTTCTCTGAAGGATGAAATGCGTCATGTACTGTTTTAAAAGGAGGAATTGTTCTTATAAGACTTCTTTCTATTTTATACATACCCTTATACTTACCTGCTTCTAACTCATCAAACCAGTTCCAGAACTCTATAAGCTTCTTTAATTCAGTAAACTGGTTGACAGCAGGAATAGGACTATCCAATAATTTAAGGATTTCCCCCGGAGCATAATGTGTAGGAGTTAAAGCTCCTAACTCAGTTACAAATCTCTTTGATTGATATATAGCCATATTGAGAACCCAATCATCATCATCTTCTCCTTCTAAACCACTTAATGCGGTCATAACTGCAAGTGCTGCAATGAATATTGCCATTTCTGCCATCGCTCTCTTTAAATTAGCCTTTTCAAAGTCCTTTAAAGAATACCAACTCTTCATAATACTTGCATTACCTTCTTTGATATCAGTTAGAAGTCCCTTCATAAACCTCCATGAAGTATTATAATACCCTTCTACCTCAGATTGAAGCTCATAATTCTTATAATAACCCTTCCATCTTCTATTTATTGCAGGAATCATCCATTTCCTGAAGTTAAATGCTGCTCTTCCTATAGCATACTTTTGAGCAGCAGACCTGTCTAACTTATTATATATACCAGCCAAGGAGTGATTTAATGAATGTAACCTATTTTGAAATATGGCTGCATCCTGAGCACTGTCTTTATAAATGTCTTTTAGTTTAATTCTACTACCGTCAAGAGTCTTCTCAAAGGCGTAATAATAATTATCTTTTGACATAGCCTTCCATTTGTCATTTAAGAGGCTTTCTACGGACTCTATCTGTGCTTTATACTTATTCCTTATCTCCTTGACTTTATCCCCTAAATTAGGCCCTGTGAGCTTGGAGACCTCTAATCTTTCTTTCTCTTTTACTTCATTAAGTTTTTCAAAAAATTCATCTTTAAATACAAATTTTCCTTTATCCTTATCATATCTGTAATTATATGCTAAAGCTAAAGCAGGTTCTGAGTGTAATCCATGCTCCATCATAGTATTCAATACAAATAAGGAACTAGTACCAGCCAACTGTTCCACTTTAGTAGTCCTGTCTGCATTTACATCCCAAACCTTAGCTTCGAAATCATCCAGCACATTGTTTCTTTCTACCCATAATCCTAGAAATGATTTATCCATTCTGGCTCCTACATCTCCCAAAACTCCGGGAACACCCATCAAATAATTCTTCTTGGCAAAAGCAAGTGCTTCAACATCAAAGAATTGTCCTCCAATGGATTCTATAAGAGTTAATGTATTACCTATATTTATATTGGCAATACCAGCAAATAAGTTTAAGGCTAAGTTATTTACAGAAGTATAATGTACGAAAGTATCTATACTCTTCTCAAAGACCCCATCATGTTTAAGTTTACCATAAACCATCATATCCATGAAGTCCTTTAATCTGGAGTATACATTCCCGGGAGTGTCCGTAGTAAGATCTTCCTCTAACTTAATTCCCATAATGTTAGATACTGTTTTTAGTATCTTACCCCTGTTGCTTGTCTGAAATACTCCTCTATCCTTTATTACCTCTTTGCCTAATTCTAATATATCAACTATTTGTGATAATTTATTCCTTCTGCTGGCCATATCTGAGAAGATTATCATGGAAGATACTGCATCCAAAGATAAATCTTGCATATTACTCAGCTTCTTTGTAAAGTAGATGGGTATAAAGTTGACTATCTCTCCCCTCTCATCCTTTATACCAAAATCAGAACCATAGTTAGGATCATCTTCCTTAATTTCAAACATTTCTGTAAAGGCATCCTTCATTCTATTCATATCCCCATCCTTTAATCTCTCTATAACATCCTTCCTTATTTGGGGAATAATTCTATAGTTCCTGAACTTAGGAGGAAACAACTTCTGTTGGTCTACTTGTATTTTGGTTATTTTCTTATAGAAATCCAATTTTAAAGGGTCTTTAGCTATACTATCAAATTCTTTATTCTTTAAGGTAGATACTGACATTGATCCGTCTCTGTGAACAAAAACATTCATAGCTTTCCATCTTGGAAAATCAGCTCCTAAATCTACCCTCTTCTGTGCTATATACTTATCGAAATAATGTGCAGTTTCAACTCTGCCACTGTTAAGTATATCATATTTCTTTGTGAGAATTCTTAGAATTTTATTTATATGTGACTTTTCTTCTCCCTCACTTACAGGAGTTCCAGCCTTTTCCATTTCTTCCTTATAAATATCCAATTCCTTGAATCTTTTATTTCTCTCTTGAATAAATAAAGAAGTTTGTTGCTCTATAATATACTCTCCTGTAGGTAAATTATTATCCCCCATTTGGTATAACCAAGAAGTATCCTTTATACCATTGTTCTCTAAATGCCCTTTAGCTAGCAGAAGATCCTTTGATATATTAAGGCTTTCCATTCTGGCATCATTATAATATCTCTTAAAAGCCACATCCAACATTCCAAGAATCATATCACCAGACTCTTGCAAACTCATTAACCATCTTGTTGCAAATCCTATATCTTTAACTGGGGTAGTCAATGCCTGTTTAACTTGATCTGCACTTTCCCCCATACCAAAAGGAGTAAGAAACTTTGAGAATATAATGTGAGATAAATCCCTGTAATGTGCCTTATATTCTGAAAGTATAGTTTTTATCTTTCCTATTTTATCCTTTATACCTTCTATTACTGCTATTTCGTCTGCATCTTTAGTTTGGTATCTGGCAAGTGTCTCTAATATATCCTGAGTAATATTATCATAGGAGAATATAAAAGTACCTAAATCCCTGACTCTTCCTCCCATCAGTACTATATCATCAAACTCACTATTCTGTGCTTTGGTTATAAGGGCATCTATAGCATCAAATACATCATCTTCCTTAATAAACTTTATAACATTTTCAGTGTATGTATCCATCCCCTGAATATACTTAGCATTATCAAACTGTTCTGCTAACTTTTTAAGAAGTACATCCTGACCAGCTATTAGAGAACTCTTTTTATTCTTCATCTGGAAGGTTGTAATTCTATCACTTACGGATTTTAAGATCCTCTCCATAGATTCTTTGGGAGTGGTACTAAACTTAACATCCAATCTTTTGAAGGGAGTTACTTTATTTGAGTTGGCCTCTATGATATTTTTTATTTCAGAGGTTACTTTATCCATTTCTGAGGACTTTGTTATACCAAATAACTCTGCAAAAAATCTCAGAAATTTACTCCATATACTTTCCAAAGACTCTAAATGCTCCCTAAACTGGGAATTACTCATCATCTCTGCTAAAAACTCAGAAGTGTTGGTAAACCCATAGGCTTTAGGATCACTAGTTCTATTAAGGTACTTTCTATATAAGATATCTATTCTTCTGGCAAAAGTATCATTGGTTTGTAATGAATTTTCTGCAGTTACGTGTACTAACTCATGAACTAAAGCTTCTGCCCACACTTTAGGATGAGCAGTGTGAGCAGTATTTATGGTTATACTTATACCATCAGTGGACATTAATGCAGTACTTGAAGGATCATTTATGTAAGATATAGGTATATCCAATCCTAAACCCTTCATCAATTCCAACAAGGATTGTACCTCTGGAGTAAGCTCTCCTGATTCTAATACATTGTCAATTAGTTTAGACAGACCAGTTATAGTCTCCATTTCAGTAACTATATTAACAAAATCAACTGCTTCCTCTGAAGTTACTGTACCGTATCTATCACTTACAACAGTGTTCTTATCGTTTTTATGTAAGAACCTTACTACCCATATTTCTTTAGGTTGCCCAAACTGTTGACTCATCTTCTTTGTAACTATAGCCTCATAACTACTTCCCTCCTGTTGTAAGATAGCATTTATTCTTTTAGCCTCATTTCTTACAGACTTTTCTGCAGGAACTTTGGAAGGAGCTTTAAAAGTTAATCCAAACCTATCCATGAGAGCTAATATATTACTATCTTCATATTTTAACTCTCTTGTGGGAGGAATATGTTCTTTCTTTAGTTCCTGTTCTATTTGTTTAAGTTGTAATTCTGTACTATTATTCTTAACAAACTTTTTAAAACCTTCTATATCTTGTTTACTTCCTAATATGTGGATTTGTTCAGGTTCAAATACATTATATGATGTAGAGCCCTTGTCTTCTACAAAATTCTTATAAATATAAGAATCGTGATTTTTCCATAAAGCTACCTTCTCAGGGATAGATTTATCAGGTAATCCAAAAACATCACTTTCTTCTTTTGGTAAATAACCATTTTCATATAACCAATTATCTAAATATCCTACAGTTTTAATAAGTTCATAGGGGTCTGGTTGTTCTCCTGCTGTTTCTAATTCCCAATCAAAATCTGCATCTGTTTTTATAGGGGTTTTTATATCTAAAACTACAGGATAAATATTTTCAGTAATAGTTTTTCTTTGTTCTTTAATCGTAGCTAATCTTTCTTTTGCAGCTTTTAATGTACCAAAATGTATATTATTATACATCTTCATGAACTTCTCAAAAGTAGCCGTAGTTCCATGATAAACAACATCTTTTACTTTACTATCAGGAAATATAGTATCTAAGTATTGAGAATATTGTTCAGGAGTACCTATATCAGCTAACTCAGGATTATTCTCAAATAATTCACTTACTCCTTCTTTAACTTGTAGTTGTTGAGTAGGTTGTTCTATAGGTTGTACACTTTCAACTGGCTGTAACTCATTACTAAACTCTTCTATAGTAGGAAACCTCTCCATCTCTCCAGTCTTTTGTTGCCACACAGCTATAACAGCAGTAGTCAGCTTAGGACTAATTCCAAAATGTTCTGAAAGAGGTTTTATTTCAGGATGTTTTATATTAATACAATGAGCCATATTAATTAAATTTCAATAAGTAAAGTGTTTTATAAATGAGTTTAATAGCATCTCCTAGAATATCCTTTAAAGTATCAGAAGTCTCTTTGGACTTAAAATCTTCCAGTTTAGCCACACACTCTCTAAGGTAGGATACTACTTCAACTCCTTCTTTAACCTGAATATTGCCTACTTTGGTTATTACTTCCTTTGTAATACCCATATACTGTTCAGCATACTCATCTAAAATACATTCTATTTCTTCATAAAAAGTTTGTAAGGTTTTATGCTGAGGCATAGAGTCTGTTTGAAGGTGAATTATATGTGTATTCACCTTCATCTCGAACATTAGGTTTAATATCTTATTTGTTTCCATATTAACAATCCATTAAATTTTGTTTCTGAGCATCTGTAGCTCTATTCCATTCTTCTTCCAAAATATTATCAGGTTTTACAAAGGTACTAGTTTTTTCTGTAGTTTCCAAAGCAGAAGTTTGTTGAATAGATTTAGGAAACACAACATTACTAGGATTACCTACAAAGTTTTTAGGATTGTTAGAAGGTATTAGAGAAGGAGTTAACCCATCATTATAGAAGTTATATTCCTTAACAACACCTTTTCTACCTTTTGCTGGTATTACCCTGTAATTAGCCTGATAATTAAGTCCTCCCAAATGAATGTCAGAATTCCTCTTATCATTAAGGTTTATAGCCTCCATAAGATATACCTTATTATTCAGTTCCACACTTATATATCTATAGAAAGCAGCAGGAGTTATTTTCCCATTTTTAAGCCTTTTAGCTTTATCTTTTATATAAAATATATCCTCATCAGAATTAATGGACATTGATACAGGTTCTCCATTCTTTATAATTAAGGACTTATTCTTTATTTTTTCATTTGCGTCTTTATGAGCAACTCTTTCCACAAAGAAGGTATTAAAAAACTCATGCTGGAAGAATTGTCTTTCAAATCCCATAAATTCAGTTATATTACTCATCATATTGGTAGACTGTAACATATTATCCAGAAAATCTATATAAGACTGACCATTCACTTTGGATTCCTTTAAAAAGGCTCTCCAATCTTCTGGTATAAATTGGGTAAAAGTCCCAGCCTCTATACCAAATCCGTGAGAATATATAGTATACTTAATAAGTGAAGAAGCAAAGTCCCTAATTCGTTTATTAGGATTGTTAAGCATCATCTTCCAACTTCTCTTTATCCTGTCTACATCATTCCCTGACATAGTACCTGCCTTTTTAAACATTATTCTATCAAAAGCAACTCCTTCCCCTTTAGGTACATGTTGCAGATAGTTCATTATAGCATAGTTATTAACTTCAGGAACTAATCTTTTAAAGGATAAAAAGTCTTTAGTAAAGTCTTCCAAGAAATACTGTAGCTCTGTTTTATCAGTAGGTTGTCCTGTTTTATTATCTATAAGCCTATTATTAGGATTAAAGAATTCAAATTTAGTAGCCATATAGTTTAACAGAGCCAGATTAATCATTTCAATATGCTCTGCATTAAGGGTTTTGTATCCTCCTAAATTTTCACTTATGCTAGTCTTGATTGTATTAAATACAGCAGTATCGTATGGAAAGAATCTCTGTAATATCTTTCCAGACTCAAATATGCCATAATTCATGAAGGATTCCATCATACTATATTTATCAAGCAGGTCATTTAATCCATTTACGGAGCCTCCCTCTAAATCCATAGTTTTAGCATAATCCATTTTGAAAGCTTCATTGGCTGCAGAAGTAATCTTTCTCTTAGTATCATCTGTCCTAAAAACTCTTACAATTCTTCCCAGAACTTTAGCATTACCATACAAATTATCAAATTCTTTAAGTACTGCTGTTTGAACATCTATAAAATCTTGATCAGAGTCTTCTATGTTTTTACCTAAACTGCTATCTAATTTATTAAGGTTAAGTTCAATTTCTTTTGGGGAAGAAAACTCTCCAGATAAAGATTTTAGAACCCTGTTATAATCTGAAGCAGTGCCTTTGGTTTTATTGAATCTCTTATATAATTCCAAAACTACAGGCTGATTCATAAAGAATATAGTATCCTTTAAAGGAACTCCCATCCTTAACATTAAGGCATATACATCAGAAGAAAAACCATTTAAATTTATCTTGGAGGAAATTGGGTCTTTTGCATTATCCAAGATAGCTCTCAAGAACATAGCTAGGTTATTGGAAATCCTAAGATTATCCTGTTTATGTACATACTCCTCAGAAAGACTGTTAAATGAATCCCCATCATATATAAAAGGACTAGATAATTTTAAATTACCATGTTGGGTAATAGCATGATTAACATTATGGTTTGCAAATATACCAATAAGTCCTGCACCCATCATATTTCTCTCAAAGACGTTGGTAATTGTTCCGGGATGTAAAAGTGGTAAATTATCTGTTATCCCTAATCTTCTGGTTATTTCATCAGCTACTTCATTCAAGGGACTATTTTCTCCGGGAAATAATAACTGATCATTTATTTTAGGATTAGTAAGAATATTCCACACTATATCAAATTTCATGTTATCTCTGGGGGCCCTACTTTGTTCCGAAACAGAACTATTTATATCATATTTAACCTGCTGTACTGCAAATTCCTTTAAACTATCCCTCTGAGACTCAGGAAGTCCTTTTAAATAGTCCCATACTTCTAATTCTCTGTCATTAAGGGTTTCCCTATTATTAATTTTATCAAATAAAGTATTAACGAATTTAGAATTCATATCTACAGTAAATCCAGCATCTCTAAGATAGTTTCTAACTTCTTTATGCTTCCATCTACTGATTGTTTTCATAGAAGGAACCATTATGTACATTTTGTCAATATCAAAGTCAGCACCTGTAATTGCTGTGATCTCCAAAGGAAGCATTATAGAAGCCCCTGCCTTCTGGGGAAGGAAGTACTTAACCCTCATAGGTATCATGGAATATTTACCCTCAGTAGGAATCCTATACCCAATTAATCTAAGTATATCCTTATCTTGAATTTTATCAAAATCAATTTCCCCATTATCATTGACTGCTCCTTTTAAATGTTCTTTAGTCCAGAAAGGAAGAGCTGCTTCATAATAATCCAATTCACCATTTTCTTTAAACTTAACTTTAAGGTTTTCATTATACCCTATAGAAGACACCTGTACAAGACTTCCTCCCGGAACCTGTTGCTTAATGACATTATTTTTAAATATAGCACCCAAGAGAGCTTCTATTTCCTTAGCATGAATAGGATCATGTAAAGGTAATGCAAACCTTTTCTTTCCATTTTCATCAGTTTTAAGAGTAAAAGCCTTTTCAAGCTCAGTTCCTTTACTTTTACTTCTGAGATTATTTATAATTAAATTTTGTACTCTTTTTAAAGACTCATTATAGCTAGTATAATCTCCTGCAGAATAAGCAGATTCATCATAAGAGAACTCATCAGAAACCTCCTTAAAGGATTGTGCCAAATCCTCTGATATAATATCTTGCCAAAGTTTAGATATTTCTTCCCTTGTATGAACCTTACCCCCCACAGTATATTCTGATATAGGCAAGTCAGATATAATAAGCTTCCTTAACTGAACACCAAAGTTCCCAAGATCATCTACATAATGAGAAGGTGTTTCCTGAATAAGACCATAATCAGAATTATCAAAGAAATGTATTTCTGCTTCTTCCATTTTATCAATAGGAGCAGAATGGATATCTCCTACCTTTACAGCAGTATTAAAATGAAAACTATCTATACCTCTGGAATCCATTACATTATAGATTCTGGCCAGAGTAGGGGCTACATATTTATTATATCTTTCTTCCATTGGAAGGGAAGCATCTGGGAATTCCAGCTTACCTTCTTTGGTAATATAGGCTACATCGGGCCTTAAAGTATACTCAGAATTCTTATGCTGATAAGGAACCTTTATTCCCCTGTAATCTCTAAATCCATAACTAAAAGGCTTAAAGTGCTGGTATTCATCATTGCTATTTTCCAGCCTCATCATTTTCTGGAATTCCCTCTCTCTGGTGGCATTCCATCTGCCTAAACCTATTTGTACGTCTGAGTATCTTCTTGGATGTATAAAAGACTGACCATCAGTTAAGCTTATATCCTTAACCTTATCAAATATAGCACCTGTTTCAGGATCTCTGGAAGCCTTCTTAATTTTCTTAGAGTCATTCTTTGCAAACTTTAAAGCATCTCCTTTATTTTCAAAGAAACTTTGTACTGATTTACCCTCTTTATTTACAGAACTGACTACATATCCATTAAAGAATCCAAACTTAGAGGCAATATTATAAGCCTCAGCCCCATATCCTGCTTTAGTAAATACGTTTATAATCTCTTTTGCAATAGTGGTAGGCATTTCTATATCCTCCATATAAACTCCACTATATACACCTCCCAGAATTCTTTTAGTGGCTCCCCCATGAAACTCCTGTAAGTCTGTAGGTAAATTAAACTCAGCCCCTACATCCAATCTGGTAGTAGGAGTCCAAACTTGTTTCTGTCTCTTAAAGAAGTCCACTATATTCTTATACATAGCAGGATCTCCAGAGAACAGAAGAATCATCTGTGCAGTAGAAGGTACACTATTATATACATAAGACCTTATATATTCTTCCACAGACTCAAATTTTACTTTATCAGTAGAAATAGCTTCATTAGATTTCTTTACAAACGCCCTTGGATCTATAAACTCACTTTTTAATTTATTATTTTTACCTAAAGTAACAATTCCAGAATCTTTTAACCTGTTTGTTTCGACTTCAACTATATTATCCATATATTTTTTTACTTCTACACGGATAGCTTCATAATTAGTATCAGTATCTCCCAAAAGATCATGGAGATGAGCTAATTCAGGAAACATTACATACTCTGTAGCCTGTTGTTCATAAAACTTAATCCCTTCAATCAGTTCTGGATTCTTCCTAGACCTGTCTACTCTATCTCTTTCTCCCTTCAATACCTCAATTACTGAAACTAAAGCATCTTCTTCTCTAAGTCTTCTGGACTGGATAAACATTCCGGTAGGGGAGTCTGCTAAGGTAGGAACCATATAATAAGCCCATCCTTCCTTAGAGTTGTTAAAGAAGGCATTAAGCCTGATAGTATCTAATTGCTGGGGAGTCATTTTATTATAAGGAGTTGCTGAATTATCAGCTCCTCTAAATCCACTTACTATGGCATAATCAAAATTATCCTTAAAGTCTTTATTGTTTTTAAGTTGGTATAACCAATCCAAATTTGTATATAAAGGGTCTGATAAATATGATTCCAATACCTTAGGATCTGTTTTTAAAGAGGTCATTTGTTTTACCAGAAATCCTCTTAATATGTGAGCATACTGAGTCTTTCTTTCTAAGTTTTGGAAGGAAGATTCAAATAAATCATCTTTAAAGGTTTTATATACTTTAATTGCAGCAGTTAGTTCTGTAGAACCTGAAGCATAAGGATCTATTCCTCTCATTATAGAGTTTACCACATGGCTCATATTGGAATAGAAAGTACTATAAGTTTCCTTCATAGCCTCTAATTCTTCTGCTCTTATGTCAATACCAAAAGAGTTGAATATCTGGGCAGCTTTTACATAGCTGTCAGAATTAATCATATTAGAGGGTTTTATAGAACCATAATTAGTTCTCATGACCTCTATTATAGGAAGTTTTGAAAAAGCAACCCTTGCAGCATCCAAAGCATCTCCTTCAAGATCCCTGAGTTTATCCATCTCTATAGCCAACTGTTTGTTAGCAAAACCAGTATCATATAATCCTGTTCTCCAAGCAGTGGACAATACATTATCTATCCTGTTCCTGTTACTGGAACTCCAAGTAAATATATTGGTTTGACCATCTGGACTATGTTCTAAAAGAGTTTTAAAGTCTGCATGTGAGTTTTGTAACCCTGTATGGAATATGGTAAGGAGTGATCTATCTTCCTTTAACTTATCATATAAAGGACGATATTCAGGTCTAAACCTACTTAAATTTTCAATCCTATCCAACATTTCTATAGCATCCTTACTGTCTGAAAGTTCCCTTATAAGAGTTCCAAAAGCTTGAGAAAAAGATATGTATCTGGGAAACCCTATATCATCTGATTCTTTAAGCCTTATATAAGACAATTCTCTGCGAACTTCAGCAGGTGCTCCATCTTTCCTTGATATCTGCATAGACTCAATCTGCCAATGTTCTACCTTGTTAATTTCATCTTCTAATTCATATATGGATTGATCTGTTTCTTGATCCAAACCATTTATTTCTTCTCCTGTATCTAACCTTAATGATATGTTTTCTATATAAGCAAACTGCTTAATTGCCTCTTTACCTAATTGCTTTAAATTAAGCTTACCTTCTGGTATGGCTTTATTTTCCAAAGCAAATGTTTGGGTAAGCATAAAATTAATCTGAAACTCCATAGCAGGACTCATTGCAAGTCCTTTTGTCTTGTATGTGGAATTTATTGCGTTCTTATGCTTCTGCAACATAGTAATTGCTTCCTTCATAATTCCCTCTATAGGAGTATGGGTATCACTTCCAAAACTATTTAAAATATCTATTCTGGATGCAGATACGTATTTAGGATTAGATGCCCTCCTTCTATAAGCAAGGGTCATAAAATTTACTACGTTGTTAATCCTATTCTCTTTCTGAAGATCAGTTAGCCTCTCCATAGAAGCCTCACTAAGCCTAACCTCAGGACTCTTTGCATACTTTAAGTTCTTAAACTGTCCTGAATTTATTCTGTCAAAAAGACTCTGTATATCATAATTCCTATCTAACCTGTTGGTAATCATATACCAAAGGTTTTTAAAGAAAGCTAATATCCTTTCTCCTAATCCTTTAGTCTGTTTGGCATTATTCTGTATATACTTGGTAAACTCTTTGGCAAGTTCTTCCTCTAAAACAACAGAATCAGATACTCCATACTTCCTTTGAGCCTCCTTCAATATATTATTTCTTTGAGCCTCATTAAGTCCCAAATGAAATACAGCATGGAAAGCCTCATGATATACAGTACCAGCAGGAGCCCCATTAAATATCTTAATTAAATTATCAGTAAAATATCCCCAAGCTTTCTTATCCCCAACCATTAATACAGTATCAGCAACTTCTATACGAACTTGGTCTTCTTCAGTTCCTACAGGCAATACATTATAAAGCCAGTCTAATTCTTTATCTATGTTTATTACTTCCGTTACTTCTCCTGAAACCTCAGACAATAGTGGGTCTCCAAAAGCATCTTCAGCTTCGTCAGTAATATTTGTACCCCCTAAAACCTCTTCTTCCACTTTTTTAACATCTTCCTCAATAGGTTGAGTTTCTTCAGTGTTAATTTTTTCTGTAGTAACTTCTTCAGGTATTCCTTTTTCCCGCACAAACTCTACATCTTCCAATCCAAGAATAGGAACTCCTTCCATATCAGGAACTTCCCATACTTCAGGAGGGCCTTGTTCAAAATCATCTGCTGGCGGAACAATTTCAGTTTCAGCTTCAGAAGGAAATTCTATTTCTGGGGGAACAATATCCCCAACTTCCTGAGCTGGTTCTGAAATGGCAGGAGCTTTGCCTGTATACTCACTGCTTAAAGAAAACATAGGAGAATGAAAAGGCATTTCAGGATTAATATTGCTTACTATCCTACCTTCTTTAAATAACTGCTCATTAAAGTCTACTCTCCTTATACCTACTCTTTCTTCTGTATTTAACTTTTCTTTATCTATCTGAACTCTAAGTTCTCTTAAAATTTCTAAAAATTCAGGAGACTTTACATCCTCTTTTGATGCTATCACTACCTGAACTTTTTCTATATTCTTGTTACCCTCTATAATACTTGCCAACTCTTCTGGAGTATAATCTCCCTCATAGGAAGCAGTAAGTTCAGACATAGCCTCTGTATGAGAATACTTATCCTTGGTTATTAAGTTATTGTAGTGTGTTTTTACCCTATAAGATTTATTCTTAGTAAGTGTTAAAGTTAACTTATTACCTTTATTACTCCTTCTTATAGGAATATACACTATATTCTGTAATTCCCTAAGCTTATCTTTAGCCTCTTTATTGGTTTTGGCAGCAAAAGCCTCCTCTACCAAAGTCTCTATCTTTGAGAGGAGGTTATTATATACATCCTCACTTAATTCTCTGAATTTCTTTGTAGGAGTATATACAGGAACTATATTACCTGAACTGTCTAAAACAATCATAGCAACTGACCCCAAAGGAAGATTTATCTTTGGAACAGAGCTTTTGGACATTTCAGGAAGGTTAGGTATATGTAGGTAATTAACTCCGTTTTGTTGACGCACAACTCCTAATATGGGAAGTAATTTACCAGAACCATCCTTACGGAAAGTAGGCTTGAATTGTTCTGGAAGTAATTCATATATTTTATCGGGGGTTAAATAAATCCTGTTATTATTTATGGTATCCCCAAACTTCTTTACAACCTTAGTGCTAATATCTGAATCTAATATCCCGGATTCTCCTAATTTACCTTCAATAGTCTTATAGATAGCTTGCCTGAGTTCCCTGTTTTTAACATTATCTTCACCTCTGGAAGCTTGAGGACTTCTTAATATACTAATTGGTATCCTTTTACCTCCAATATCTTGACTTATGTATACGTTAATCTTATCAATTAAGTGGGTTAAGCCCTCTGGAGTGGGATTAGCATTATACTCAGCTATAAGTTTCTTATTGAAAGGAAGATCCAAATCTATTTGAAAGTGTACCTCAGACCCTGCATTACCCACATTCTTGTCTATAACAAGGTTTGGGGAATAGTCTGGGTGTTGTATTCTGGGGGAAGCTGCTATAGGATTACCATTTTCATCTCTTTTAACTTCACCCTTATAGAACTCATAGAACCAGTTTTCCCCCACTATATCAAACATATCTATCTCATTCCTCAGATCAGCAAGGAGCTGTTCTTCCAGAGATTCTGTGCTGGCTATATCTTCGGGAGATATATCCCCAGATTTAGGAAGTACAGTGACTGTATCCATGAATTCAGCCATATCTGTTACAAAAGACCTTAAATAATTCTTTACTCCCACTCCTATCTCTGAGTCTTTTTGCAGTTCTGTAAGTGCTTTATTAACTGTTTGTAATTTATTTACACCCTTTAATCTTTTTAAATCCAATGAGTTTAATAACTCTTGTATTTGAGGTCTGACATCGTCCCCAAATAATTTCTTCATATCAGTATGGAGTTTCTCAATATGAGCTACAAAAGAGGTTTCTTTACCAGCATCAACATTAACTCCATCCTTTGAATATATCTTAGAAATGTCAGTAAGGCCCGACTCTGTAGTTGTTTGTACTGGTCTACTTTCCAGCTTACCTATCTTAGCCACTTCATCTGGCTTAAAGTAATGAGTATTACCACTACTGTCTTTAACTGTTATAGTGGTTATCTTCTTAGTAGTTGCATTTTTATTTACGCCTACTACTTCATATGTATTACCTTCTGTATCCTGAACTACATCTTTGTACTGAACATCATGGGCAACAGTAGCATTTTGTGGAGTAAATACCTTTTCTTCTCCTAATTTTACATCTCCTTCTTTACCTTTGGTCTCTATTACATTAGAAACCACTCCTTTTTTACCCTCTTCTTTTATAATATCTCCAGCACCTTCTACTTTTTCAGCAGTGTCTACTAAATCATCTACTGTTTTTGCAGAACTTACTACAGTTTTAGTTCCATCTTTTTTATCTTTTGCTGTATTCTCTTTTACTTTATTTTCGATATCCTGATTAGCCTTATCTGCTTGTTCTTTAGTAAGATTCTGAACTTCTTTAAGATATGGGGCTAAAACCCTGTCTCTTTTTAAGGAGAGGGCTAACCCTTTCATCTGAAGCCTAGCCATATCAACAGCTCTTGTATTCGAATACTCTTCTGGCCTATATAAAGGATCTTCTTGTTTTATAGTTTCTATAAGGGATTTTAAAGAATCTCTTTTATGTTCTATCTTTTTACTAAGGGACTCAATTTCAGCCTCTTTTAGTTCATCTGTTAAGTTTCTATTCCTACCTACCTCTCTTATCTGTGAACTAAATCCCTCTATTTCTTTTTCTAACTGTACAGCCTTATCTTTAGGATCAGTATTAAGAGCCTCCATTCTGAGATACTCTGCCTTTGTCTTGGCTATTTCCTCTCCTATCTGATTAAACTCCAACTGATTCAATAAATATTCATTACGAAGTGATCTATTGGTTCTATATTTATCAGAGACCATTAACTTTCTGTCTTCTTCCTGAACTTTAATAGCTTCTGCTTTAATTTTTGAAACCTTAGTTTCTACTTCTTTAATTTCTTCTGGAGTAATTCCTTCTTGTTCTTTAATAGTTTGTGCAAAAAGATCCAGATCTTCTCCTAACTTATCAAGTCTCCCAGCAACTAGGTTTTTTGCAATTATTTTATTAGTAAGCTGTTGATCTGCAGAATCAAATGCTTCTTTATCCTGCAAAAAAGCAGCTCTCATTTTCTTGGCAGTAGACTTATCTATCTCAGCTAAAGCCCTATCTCTTGCAGGAACTATACCTTTATTATAAACAGGGCCTCCTACAAAATCAAATAGTCCCCCCATTGCTCCTCCCAATATGGCAGATACTTGAAATTCAGTATCTTTTACATAATCACCCAGCCTCTTTCCAAAGTCCTGACCAAACATTTCAGTACCTTCCACTTCTTTGCTCAAAGCTTCTTCTGCAGCAACGAACTGATAAGCCTCTTCCATTGCTTCAGATCCTATATTGAACCCAGCTCCCAAAGCTTTGCCTGTTTTGGTACTAAGCATTGCAGTCTTGGCAGCTCCCAAAGCTTTAAAGGGTTTAAGAAGAGTCATGTATTGTAACATATCTACAGGCAACATAGCTGCATTAGCCTTTACTACATCTGCAGCAACTTTTCCTGCTCTGGATCTTGCAGTGGCATCATCCAGCCCTTCTGAAAGAAATCTGTTATAATTCTCTTCAAAAGAACCGTAAGCTTCCATAGCAGACTCAGCTTTCCTGCTTAACATGGCTGCGCCTGCACCTCCAGCCAAGGAAGCTAACATAGCACTACCTCCAACTGCTCCTACACCACTACCAATAAGTGCTCCAGCAGTAAGAGAGGGTAACATTAAGCTTAATGAAGTTCCTATAGTTTTACCATGACTTGCCCAAAAACTAGCATCTGTAAGTCTTTCTCCTAAAGAACCACTCATTGCTTCTTCAGTCATATATACAGGAAATACATTCTCTTGTACAGATTCTTTTGCTTTTCTTATAGCATCACTAAACCAGTTTGTAAATCCTTCCTCAGCCTGTTTCTCAGAATTAAATAATTCCTCAAAATCAAAAGCATATCCTAAAGCTTCCAAAGTTCCAAGAGTAGCCTCTGTAGCTAATTGTCCAAAACCACGAACTGCCAATCCCCCAATAGATTGAGACCTAGCCCTCTGTTCATCTATATCTGCTCTGGGATCAAATATATCTCCCAGATGTTTGGAGTAGTCTGAAATCTCAAATCCCGGAGTTATCCCCCTACTCTCAGGAGTAAAGGAATCTTTTATCTGTCTGTGTAAATTAAGTAAAGAACCCTCAGTTACTGTTCCTGAAGGGGCTGTATTCATTGAAGGAGCTGTATTTCCTTCTCTTTTGAATCTATCTGATAAATTATTACGAAAATCTGTACCAAAATTATCCATTATGCTATTTTTAGTTAAAAAGTATCTTCTTCACGAAGACCTTTTGATGTTAAGAAAAACATTACAGAAACTGCTTCTTCTTCTGGGATGATACCCTTATTAACTGCACTTTCCAGTCTGCTAAAATACGAATTTACTGTCTCTTGTGCAATAGGTGCAAGCTGTTTTTTATCTGGAGAATTTAAAATAGAATTATAAACCCTTTCTCCCTCATTAGTATGGAAAAAAGTTTGGTAATTTTTAGTTAATTCTTCAGAACCAGCAGCATCTACAAAGTTATATGCGACATCAGAGTTTTTAGGAGAAACTATATGTTGTACTTTTCCTCCACCTTTCTTTTCAGCATTAATGAGAATTTTAAGACCCAGTACAGGATCTGCTGCATAACCTACAATATCGTATTTTCCATCTTCTAACATCTTAAAATTTTCATCATCCTTTAGTTTATCCATATTTTTACCTGAAAAATTAACATTACTATCATTGGATGTTTCAAAGTTAAGATCACTCAAACTTACTCTGGATCTCATATATTCATTTAACCTTCTATGCTTATCATCCATGAACCTTCCAGTTTCTCCCGGAATAGTAGTATCATAATATTTAAAGGTCTTGGTGAGGTCAGAATTCAATTTATGGAGTGTTTCATTTACTTTATTCTCCACCTTATTATAAACTCTCTTATACTCATTATACTTATTGATATCAACTCGTCTGGCCTCTCTATCTATCTGACCGTTTGATACCATTTGATTATATAAGTTACCTAAAGCAACATATCTATCAGTTGGGTTGTTAATACCAGACAAATAATCTGGATTATCTTGTAAATAAGATTTTATTGCAGGATGATTTATTCCCTGTTCTGATACAGAACCGGTATTCATACTATTAAATTCTTTATAGAAAGCTTGTAGGTCTCCCCCAAATTCATCTATTATAATTTTTTTAGCTGCAGGATCTGTTAATATCTCATTAGTAGGTTTCCCTTCAGCATCCCTTGTGTCTTCCAATACTTGCCTGAATATACCTATCCTACTTAAAGCTATAGGAGAATTATCATTGGGGGCATTAAACAAAGCCTTGGCATTAGGAATTCCTGTAGACTGTTTTATACCTGTAGTGGTTACATTCATCTGAGGAACAAACATTCCAACATCTATATTCTTTTTATCAAATTGAGCTTTAGCTCCTAGTTCATAATAAAGATTCCTTTGAAGTATCTTTTCCTCAGTACCTCCCTTTAATCCCTGTAATCCCTGTCCTAATTGGTTAGAAAGAAATCCTGCCAACTCCTCTGAGTCCATATTAGCTGTTTGTGGCATCATGGATTTTAATTCATTTATTGCATTAGGATCACTTAATATCTGTTGAATCTCATCATCTGTTGGGCCAGATGTATAAGTAGCCATATCATAACCATTAACAGTTTTTATCCCTGATAACTTTTTATCTGCTAAATGTCCATATTTCTGGGCAACTAGTTTTTGTACATATTCTGGTTCTAAAACAGAATACTCTAACTGTTCTGGAGAAAGATTTTGATCATATTGAACCTTATTAGGATCATTTAATACAAACAGATTAGGATTTTGTGCCCTAAGTTTTTGCAAATATTGAGATTGTTCTAGAGCTGTCCTGTTTCTTTGAAAGAAAGGATTACTCTGTGCTTTGGATATAATAGAAGCAATGTCTCCAGCAGCAGCACCATAATCTCCTTGCCTTTTATCAGCAACTCCTTTAATCTGGTTCTGTAACTCTTCTATGATTCTATCTCTTTCAGGCTGGAATCCTGCAGTAGTTTGCATACCATAAAGCTCTGACACAGCTTGGTCTTGTAGAGCCTTAGCTGTATCATATTCTTTTTGTCTCATTCCTAACACCTGATCAATAAGACCTATATTATTTGTAGGCACATATTGTCTCTCAGTAAACTGAGGAGTATATTTTATTACTGGCATAGTTATTATCCTTTACTTTATTTATTTCCTTTAAATATAGTTCCTTTTGCAAGTTTACCTTCCATATCTAGCATATACTGTGGATATTTTTGAGCAAGCCACTTCATAGCATTTTCTTCAGACATTCCCATTTGTACAAGATATTCTTTTTGGGCTTTTATTTGGTTTACATCCTTCATTGCGTCTGGTATAGCACCTACTGCTCCAGCAAAGTATTCTCTTTGTCTTTCCCCCCAAGCATCTTTAGACTGTTTATTTATCATGCCTTCTCTCATACCCAATTCAGCATTGAACTGTCCTGCCTTATTTCTTGCTTCCACATTTGTAGTTTCCTCAGCAAGTTTACTTTTCATAAGGGCATCAGATAAGTTTCTGCTTACTCCTGACTCAGAAGATACTATATTGGACATAGCTGCTCCAGCACCCATTCCAAGATTTCTTGCAGCAGTCCTTCCAACAGCTCTTCCTAAATCAGCCTCTCTCTCTGCAGCAAGTCTCTGCTCAGAAAGGTCTATTTCTTCTGGTGAATATCTTGCAAAATTAAGATCTTTAGGTTTCTTATCCATAAACATCTGGCCTATATTACCTAACATGCTTGCTCCTGCTGCTATATATGAAGGTAAAAACTCATTAGTTTTCTTTCCTGTATCTAAAGCATCTACAGCAGCTTGACTTCTAGCCTTTAATTTATCTCCCTCAAAAGCAAGTTTTGGAGAATTATTGTTTAAATTAAGTGTACCAGTAACAGGATCTACAGACATATCTAATCCTCCCATACTGGCATTAGCAAAATCAGTTGTATATGCCCCCTGTTTATTTAAATAAGGAATTGCGCTCATACCACCAGAAGCCCCCTGTCCGTCCTGAATCCTTTTCTGAATTATTGCAGCGTTTTGTTCTTCAACTGAAGCTGTTTTTGGAGTAGCCTTAGCAGAAGTACCTCCTGCAACCCTGCTTGGTGTTGCAACAGATGTAGTAGGGGCTCCTACAGGCATCTCAGACTCCGGGCCATAGAAAGAAGGTACATATCCTCTTGCTGTGGGAGAAGTAGATTGTGAGGAAGCTTGGTTAGGCATTTGTGCTCCTATTGGCATATTATTGGATACTCCCCCCTCAGCATTATAAATACCTGCCCCTATTAATCCTAACCCTCCAACTCCTACAGCACCATATCCTATGGAATTCCAAGGGATATTAGAGCTTAGTTGCCCCGGCTCTACGTCATATATTGTACCATTAATTAACTGTTTTGTAGTAGCTGTGCCTCCAGTAGTTTTTGTACCTGCGGGGCCTAATTTAGTAGTTCCCTTTCCTACCTTACCAAAGGCTTTATCTAATTCCCTTTGAACTTGCAAATTACTAGTATTGGTTTGTACAGGAGGTTGTCCTATCTGTTGTAATTCTTTAGCAGTTAATGGTTTAGTTTTAGTACCTATAGCAGGTTTTACACTCCCGGATTGCATACCCGCAAGTGGAGCTGGTTCAGGTTTATATGCAGTAATTCCAGAAGGACTACTACTCTGAGAAAGGGCTGTTCCCCTCGGGGCTGCACTAAAATGACTTGAGGCATTATATGTTGCAGCTCCCTGTGCTGTTTTAGGAGTTACAACAGGATTTGCTCTTACTGCGTTTGGGGCCACACTTCTAGGAAGATTAGTTGCCATACCTTTAGCAGTTTGAGCTCCATACTGTATTTTTGCAGCAGGATTAACCATTCCTCTTCCCGGAACTGGGGCTATACCCATATTATATGGTATAGAGCCTACTGCAGGATCATATGATTCTTGTGGCAACACTCCTGCACCAGAATCTAAAAAGCTATAAGCATCCCCAACATAACCTAATCCCTTTCTTATAGTAGGCCAAAATCCTCCACCATCAAACATCTGAGGCTCTTGCATTTGTCCTTCTAAAACAGCTTGATTAATATCTAATTCAGTCTGTTGGTCAGAAGGTGCTCCCATGCCCAGAGCTTGTTTCATAGCCTCCTGTTCAGCCATTAGAGAATCTAATTCCGCCTCCATAGCCTCTTTTTCCACCTTATCAAACTCAGCTCTGGGATATTTGGACATTATTTTCTTTGCCCTTTGAGCAAATGTTGGTTTATTTGTGTTCTTCTTCATAATCTATAAATGCTAACTCACCTTCTTCTGTGAGGTGTTTTCTTTTTAAAAATGCTTCTATCTGACTATATGTTTCCAAAACCTTTATAGGTTTCTGTAACTCTTTATCGAATATAAATACAAAATATCTCATTAGAATCTATTACTGAAGATATAATCTCCATATTTCTTACTGTTATATCTAACTTCTCCTTGTTCTACTAGAGCTTTATCTCCTAAAGGAATTCCTCCATTAGGATTGGTTTCATGAAAGCCTCCCTCAGCATACTCAGTTATATTATCCAACACTCCACCTCCTGCATAAGAGGGAAGCATACCTCCATTATTAAAATAGTTTTCCTTAACTCCTTTATCTATCGGTAATACTATAGGCTGTCCCAATTCTGGCTCAAATCTAGTAGAATCATTTTGTATAACATTATTCTCATCAAATACCATTCTTAATCTACCCTGTGGCTTATAAGTACCAGCTTTAGGATTAAAGGAAGAATCAGGAGCTAACTCTGTATTATATTTCTTACCGTTATACTCAAATTCAGGTAAGCCCTGTCCTTTTGCAGATCTGAAAGCTTCATTAAAGGAAGCTAATTCTATAGGAGTTCTTAAATCTGTCCATGTAACAGGAGTACTAGATCCACCCCCAACTGTTCCAGCTCCTGCTCCACCAAAACTTCCTCCTCCAAACCCTGAAAAAGAATTGCCTTTTCTTCTATCTGCCCATTCTTTTAAGGGATAAGACTTTTCTCCATCCCTTCTTGGTTGAAAAAAATTTCCTTTATTTGAGGGATTAAACTTACCTCCCATAGCAGCAACCAGAGTTCCATCATTAAGTTGTTGTAACATAAGCTGTTTCTGATGGTCTGCCATTAATTTATTTTGTTCATCCTCTACTTGTGATTTAGTAGGCCCCTCTACAGCTCCCCCAATAGATCCTCCTATTTGAGCACCTAGCATTGGGTTTCCTAAGAACAACCCGCCTATACTTCCAAGAACAGTACCTATCCCTCCTGCATTATTCTTTAAGAAATCCCCAAAGCCTAACATAGGAACAGTATAATTTGTAGGATAAAAGCCTCTGTTTATAGATTTAGATAGCTGACCCCCAGTTGCATATAATTTATTTGTAGCCATAATAAAAATAAGTCAATATGCAAAGATACTGACTTATTTCCAATAATACAATAGGCTAGAGCTTAACCTATTGATATATAAACTTTATGAGTATACTATAATCAATTATGATTGTACGGGTCTATAATAAGTTATTAGATCATGTAACCGAAGTCTGTTATAAGTTGAGTTATTAAACACCAGTTTAACTCTTAAATACGTGTCCACAAATCTATTAGTTCTGGTAGGAACTTTCCTGTCTGGAACTAAAGGAACCTGAACCCTCCAGCTTTTACCTATCTTCTTTATAGTCTTGCCATACTCTATATTTACAGTCTTTGACATATAGCTGTTACTAAATTCCAACCTCTCTATGGTTGCAAATATAGGCTGATACGTATCCAAAGCATCTGTATATACCTCATTATTGTTATTATCTAATACCTCCATAGTAAACTCTATAGTATCAAATAAACACTTATTTGTACCGTCTGGATGTATTATGAAATCTACAAAGCTCTCAGCACCGTCTCCAGTAGAATAATAGTCCCCAGTAGGCCCATTACCATGCTTAAAAAGAGTAGTACCTTCAGAGCCGTCCGCAATAAGAATTGGATTGCCATTGTCGTCATAATCAGTATTAGTGAAATCATTAGCTAACAAAGGCTTCTCCTCACCAAAATTCATAACAGTATAAAAAGCATTATCCTTTGTAATGTAAAGGTCTGGAACAAATCCAACCCTATGACTAAATCTTCCCCCAACTTCATTATACACTATAGTCATGTCGTCTATAGTAAAATAAACCCTGTTCAGCTTAGGCTCAAATCCTGCAAGAACTTTGGCAAAGGCCATGTCATTTAGCAAGGAATTTATGCCTTTAAGGAAAGAAGTAGGTTCTTCATTTCCTGTATAAGTATATATCCTCTTTCTTTGTGAGTCTATATAATGAAAAGTAGCATCTGCTTTAACTACTGCGTCATGAGTAGTTATACCGGTAGTGTAGCTGATATAATCAAATCTGGGTAATATACCTCCAGATCCGAGAGTTATCTTGCCTATATTATTATCTTCTATTAATGCCCTGTCATTTACTGATAATATCCCCACACCATCTGGTTGAAAATAAACCAACTTCTCAGCGACATTAAGTACTCTTATTAGTTCCCCATATTGGCTGTCTACATCAATATAGGAATTAGGTTTGTACTTTAACCAACTGTCTGAGTATTCACCACTTATCTTTAAGTCAGAGGCTAATACTCTCGTGTCTAAAGTATTCCTATTTTTAAAATCAAAAGGTTCAGGAATAAATATCTTACTTTTGTCTGTTGAAATATAAGCCCTGTTATATCTATACAGGTTACCCAAATCTATAGGATAATCAGTACCCCACATAGCTATTCCCTGACTTAATTTCTCCTGAACATGATATCTTAAATCATTGGTTATAGTAGTACCATTCGGAAACACATCAGCGTGGGCATGCCATGTAGTAAACCCTTGTACATCATCCAGTCTTAAACTCAAGTTATACTGAGACTCTACAGGAAACATGATTAAAGATTTAATAGACTTTCTTCCGTTGGAACTCCTTGTATAATCCCATAATCCCCTATGGTCTATATGATAATCTATATAAGTATCTCCTCCAAACACAACAACTCCATCTACCAAGGTTTCTGTAATGGTTATTACCTCCCCACTAGGAGGAGCAACTGATGAAGCCAAAGTGTACTGTGTATTGGGAGATATGTAATTTATATATTGATTCTGTATAATCCAGCTCTCTCCTTCTATACCCTCAAGTCCTATAGTTCCGGGAGCCACCAAATTAAAGGTATAAGTAGTACTGCCTTGTGGAACCATCAAATAAGAAGTGTGGGCAAGATAACCTTCTTTATCAAGCCTTAAAGCCTCAAAATAAAACCCAAAAGTAGTATCAGTTGCAGCAGCTTCAGGTAGAGTTATATTTACTACCCATGCTACCCAACCTTCTGTACCAGATAAGGTATTTTCAAAAGTTACAAAGGTCTGGTCTTCTATAACAGCAGTGCCTACACCTACTGGATCAGTATCTGTGGAACTTCCCTGCTCTATTGTAGATGTTGTAGTTGTGAGACTTATTACGTCTGAAGCTTTATAATAGGTTCTGTTTAACCTTGAATAATAATCTGTTCCTCCATAAATACCTTTACCTGCGTTATGTCTGTAATACCCATACATAACTCTCATATCATAAGTACTACCGTCTTTTCCTACAAAGTTATCTGGTAAATACCAACTTTGGTTATCAGATACCTGACTTATCAAGTGTGTTCCCCTTAAACCATGTCTGTTATTATCTCCATTAACTCCATTAAAAGTTTGTTTAGTATAAACTCCACCATCAGGAAAAGTATAAGAAGGCTGGTACTGACTATCTACTTGTGTAAATACTTTAGAGTTCTTATTGGTTACCCTTGTAAAAGGAAGTCCTTTATTAGGATATCCTGTGCCTCCCTTAGGATAACTTCCAAACCCTTTATACTTATCAGCAACTACCATTCCCCTATATTCATTCACATCAGAAGCTCTTCTGTCCATAGTAATAACACTGCTGTTAACACTAAAGTAACCATTTACTTCTAATATATCTGAGTTTGTGGTATTTAATTTTTTATCAAAGGACACCTCTGGAGAAGTAAACTCAACAAACTTATCTGTAAGCGGATAAGATATACTATTACCTATAACTTCTCCACCCAACACTCCGTCAGGAAATAAAGTAGTGTCTGCCCAACTATATCTGGCAGTAATAATTTTCTTTTGCTGACAATCCCCCGCTATAGGGACTGAGGATACAGTGAACATTCTGCTGGCATTATCTTCACCATCACCCCTTTGATATGGATATGCGTATAATCCTGAAGCCCTTACAGTTTTATCCTGACTTCTTCTTTGGCATCTTACTATTTGAAAAGAAGTAACTCCCAAAGATACTAATGTCTGTATTGCAGTTTCAGTCAGGGAGAATTTAATTCCAAGTATATTAGCTATAGTATGTTCTGTATCAAAATCAAAAGAAACCATAGGATGAGTTTCATTGTCTGGAAACCTTATATCCCCAATCCATTTTGCAAAGGACTGTCTCCCTTTAGAATCATATAATACTATGGCAAAAGAGTATATCTCATCCCTTTGATATCCTACGTATTCTGCAGCAGTTCTGTAGTTTGCATAATTATCAAAAGGAGAATCCACCTTTACTTGTAGTTTGGGATAGCCATAAGAAGTCTTTAGGAGGTTCATTGCGCTATATCTCTGTGGATCAGAGTCTATAACTCTTGGGGTAGTAACAAACTCATAAGAAATATTTACTCCTTCTCCTCCCAAAGTAAGCCCATCTCTTTTAAACCTGTAATCTGTAGTTTTATTTGCAGGATTTGGATTATACCTGTATTGGTCTTGGTCTAAATCATTGAATACATTATAACAAGCATCATCATAAGGTATTGCAGATATATCAGACTGGTAAGTAGAAGCTGATATAGTCCTTTCTTTGTTTATATCCCCTTGATTAATTATAGCATTTCCTGCAGGATTAAATCTAAATACTCTGGTATCAAACTGTTGGTCAGTTATATTAAAATAATTTACAGTTATGTTTCCCGGAAATAATATGTTTTGTCTTGTGTCCAGTGTTTTAGGGACAAAATCCTGCTGCACAAACCTGAATTCTTCAGGAGTGAGGGTTCCTATAGCTTGTCCTGTATCTGTTACAGAGAATAGTGTAGTATCTGATATATTATACTCCCCAACTATTCTTATTTTGGGTTCCAACACCTCTGAGTCATAATGCAGAGCTATAAGCCTAAGTCTTATAAAGGTTACAGGATCAGTTATGTCTCTTATTGGAATAGTTATACTGACACTCTTATTAACTACCTCTTCAGGATTATTGCCTCTATATGTTAAAGTAGAGTTATCATTATCATCATAAGAAGTAAGATTAATCAATGGACTGGCAGATGAGAAAACAGTCTCTGCCCCATGTACATTATAAAACTGATAAGCATACTGTATTCTTCCTGCAGTAAGATTACCTCCTTTTTCTACTTCGTATTGTATAGGATTAAAGTAAACATCAGCTACCAAATCCAACGAACTTACTGGAATCTTAGTCCCACCAACTCCTGTTAAATTATTATATACAGGATCATGTATAGTGTTAAGATGATAAAAGAAATTAACTGTATCTGTGAAATATACCTTTTGTATATCTTCAGTTTCGTATCTGCCTACAGCCCTTATAGGAAGATTAGGATCAAATACCAAATCCGGGTCAGTATATACCAACTCCATTTCCCCCATTACAGGAAAGTCAGAACCACTGTCCTTAAATCTGTATACCCTACCTCCATCTGGAGCACCTATAAACATTATGATATAATCTCTTATAAAGGTATACCCAAGCATTTTTATACCTACTCCTGATACATTGGCCTTCTCTAACGCACCTTTAACACTTAAAAGTGCATAGTTAGAAAGTTCTTTATCAGACATTATAGTAAAGTTCTTAGCATCAAAGTAATGAGTGTTATCATACTTATTGATACTAATATCTCTTTCTATACCACCATTAAAAGTATTTATGAATTTTTGCATATTAATTCTTTCTTCTTTCTTGTGATCCTAAATGTCTAAACCCATTAGCGTGTTGGTTTGGCAATACAATACTCCTGAGCATTGCATTTTTCCAAGATTCCATCTTATCAATAGAAGGTATGTTACCCTTACTTCTTGCAGAGGCTATATACCAAGCAGATTGCTGTTGAGAGTGATTATATATCTTGTCAGGTAATTCCCCTTTTCTCCACTTCTTATAGTCTAATCTTTCTATGATATACCACTCAACTGCTTTCTCATACCTTACCTCATCAGGTATCATTGGAAATCCATTACAGTCTAATACAAAGCTGGTATAAGTAAGTTCCACAAAACCATCCTCAAAATTAGTTTCTATAATCCCAGAATTAAGTCTATAAGTATACTGGGTTTCAGTTAAATTAATTGGAACTGATTGTCCCTTTACCAGAATAGGAGTTTGTGTATACTCACCATCTTCCCCCTGTGTCCATTCAGTAGTATCAAGCACTGCTTCAGGAATCTCAGAGTTCATTCTTTTAGGCTGGGATTGATGGAACAAGTCTGTAGAGTATACCATAGGATAAAAGGATGTTATTTTACCATCATTCACTTCTATCTTCCTAGCTGCAATGTGTTGTATAACACCTAAAGGCAACTCTCCCCTGTAATCCACTATTTGAATAGGATCAGGATTACCATCCAATCCATTGGTTGTGGCTGTTTTATAAGAATCCTTGACTGCTATAAGCCTGATTACATCTGATATATAATCCAAAGCATCAATCCAATTTACTGTCTGATACCCTGCATTTTTGTAAACCCTTTCAACTATAGAGTTAAAGGATAAAAATTGTCCATTAAGTGCCATATCTATTAACTAAATAAATCATTAAATTCTTTTATCTCCTCGTACCATTCCTTAAAAGGAATAGTCATTTTCCCTGTTTTCATCCTTAATGTGTTTACTTAAATTTAACCTATTCTGCTTAACTGGCCTGAATTGGTAAAATCTCACATTTATTACTCTGCTATATTTTTTATTCCAATACCACCTCATTATCTCTCCATTGGAATGTTCATTGGTAAATAAAACCAGAGGTTTATCTTTAATTTGCTTTAATTCTTCCAGAGTCTTATCTGGGTAGAGCCTTTTCCAAAGAACATATCTGGTATTATACCAGTCTATCATTTTTTTCTTGGGCTTTAATTTACCATCTATTATGGTAAACTTCTGCTTATTCTTTCTTATTCTTAAAGTACCTAACTTATGAGGAATCCTAAACTCAAAGGATTGTTTTATTATGGCATCTGATAATTTATTATTAAAGTTATAGCAAACTCTTTTATATGTTTTTAGGGATAATGGTTTCTTACCAGACTCTATACACTTAACTCTATAGGTTTTATAACAATCCCTTATTACATGTGTTATCCGTATCTCTCTCTCGTATGGCTCCATTAGAATTCATCATTAGCACTATTCTGTGTATCTTCCGTAGAGTTCAAAAGAACCCTGAAATCTTTATCAAACACTGAGTTCTTTATAGCCTCAACTATATCTAGGGAACAAGGATAATTATCAGTTTCCTCATCAAAGTTAAGATCTTTAGTGGGATCTTCAAATATTGCTTTCAGAACTGCAGTAGGTCTGACCACAATCTCTTTATTATACTTTAGATATACATGATTATCTACATCTATACTTCCATATATCCCCTTTGAACTAAACCTGCCTACACCTGAGAACCTCAATTGTGAAAAAGGAACAAATGAAAAGGGATACTGCATCATATCCTCAGAAGTTAGTTCCAATACTAATGGGCCACTATAACCCATAATAATTTCAGGTACAGTAGTTAGAGATTTGAATATCCTATAGTCCTGAGAACTCCCACAATGATATCTGGTTGTACTCTTACTTCCTGTATAAGTAGAGATTAATTCAAAACCCAGATCCAATTTTTGAGCATTAACAGGATTTATATCCTGTCCACTATTAACTTTGTTTTTAATAATGTCAGACCTCTTGATATGAATCCAAGCCTTGACTAGCCTTATGTCAATTTCCTCATCATCTACTATGTTATTGGAACGAATCTGTTCCAGAATCATATATGCAATTTCCCCTAGTAACATTACTTTTATTTATTTGGTTTACTACCAATCAAACTAGACAAGATCTTTTTAATCTTATCTAGCTTGATAGTAATTTTTAACATCATAGGCTTCTGCCTATACTTTAAGTCCTTTATAGAATCTAAATCAAACTGCATCTTCAAAATTGGAAACTCCAGTTTCTTTTTGGGTATACCAATCAATAGCAGCCATAACCATCCTACTCAATCCATCAAAGAACATAAGACTAGCTTCTTTATTTTTGAAGAAATCAAGTTGTTCGGTGGACAAATCTACTATGAGGGCACGAACTTCATTCCAGTTTTTATTCATTGCAGCATCAACCAGTTGTACCAGTTTTTCCTTAACTACTTCTGGAATTTTATCCAACATCTGATTATCCAAAGATTGAATCAGAATTTTAAATGCAGTACCATCCCACATTTCGAGGAATGGATTTTTAAACTTTACCAGATCATCCAACCATTTAGCAAGGAAGGATTCTTGTTCTGGAATAAATAAACCTTTTCTATTACTCATCTTATTAAATATTAATAGTTACAATTTTCACCTTCTTTATGTACATCAAAGCACACTGGAGTTCCGGGTATTCTCCTACCATCATCTGTGTAAAGTACACTCCAGAAAGTCCATTTACCTGCCGGAGTCAAAAATACATCATCTTCAGAATTATACACAATTTCTTTAGTACCCGCATTAAAGGAGGCATTCCATTCAGTTATAATACCTTTGGGGCTTTTAGCTGCTATCTTAAAAGAAGATATGGATACTCCTACAGGAATAGTATCGTTACCAAAATCATCAACTGTACTGAGCTTAATGGTAAAGAAATCTTGTGTTGAAAATATTACACTCATTTTATGTTTTTTCTATAATTATACTCTTACTGTTTATTTCTGCTTCAAATATACTTTTATTATTAATATCTGAGCCTAATACTGAACTTCCATTTATAATATCCTTAAAGGAACTTATATTTACTACTTCAGTCTTTACTCTACTACTCCCTTCTATTAAAGCCTTAAAAGTACTTTTTCCTAATACAAAGGCTTCAAATTCACTTTGTCCTACTATCACAGTAGTTATTGTGGATCTACCTTCTATAATATCATATTGGGATATTGCATAGTTTAGTGACCCAAGTGCTGAGAAAATAATAAAAGAACTACCAGACAATCCCACTCTAAGATTCATATTAGAGCTTGTTGCAAAGTTAATAAATGTTTCTGACTTTAACAAACTCTTTAATGAGACTGAACCTGAACTAATAAGCTGTAAATTACTTACTCCTGAGATACTACTCTTGCTCTTTAATGTACCAGAGGAATCAAAGTATAAATTACTACTTCCTAATAAAGAAATTCTATTCTTTAACGAGCCTAATGAAGAAAAAGTTACATTTGACTGTCCTGAAAGACTAAGTATAGATCTTAAATTACCAGAAGCAGTTATATTAAGGTTTGAGGTTCCAGAGAAGGAATATCCAAAGGATAGATCCCCTGTAGAACTAAATAAAAGATCAGAGCTTGCAGAGAGCCTGAGCTTATTACTTACAGAACCTACAGTACTGAATGAGAGGGAGCTTAATCCTGATAAACTACTTCTCCTGTGCAAATTGGCAGAAGCAGTAAAGTTTAAGGACTCTGAAGCAGATAGAGAATACTTTCTACCAAGAGACCCTGAACTTGTAAAAGCTAAGTTAGAACTCCCTGAAAGAAATCTTTTATTCGCAAGAGATCCAGATGTAGTAAAAGATAAATTGGAAGTACCTGATAAATTCGCTTTCCCAGTTAAAGTACCTGAACTAGTAAAACTTAACAAAGATACCCCAGAATATTTACCTGCTGAACCCAATAAACCTGTAGCAGTAAATACTAAATTACTAGTACCTGAAAGTACAGCCTTACCCTTAGTAGTTCCTGAGGCACTAAAAGAAAGGTTAGAACTACCACTGAAAGAAGAAGTTCCTTTTAAATTCCCTATAGAACTTATATATAAGCTGCTGGTACTTGCTAACTTAACTCTCTCTGTAAGTTTTCCCAGAGTAGAAAAAGTTATATCAGAAGTTCCTGACATTCTGGAAGTTCCTTGCACACTTCCAGTAGTACTGAATTGAAGGTTAGAGGTTGCAGATAATCCTGCATATCCTTTAATACTACCTGAGGTAGTTATATTTAAATCTGTATATCCTGTTAAAGCACTCAGCCCTCTTGCATTTGCAGAAGTACTGAAAGTTATTTGGGGATTGGAAACTAAAGAAGCTTTACCTCTTAAAACACCAGAAGAAGTAAAGTTAACCAGACTAAAAGCCTGTAATCTTGAAGTTCCTTTAATTGATCCAGACGTAGTGAAAGCTAAACTAGAGGAAGCAGACATAGCCTGTCTACTCTTTATATCTCCAGAGGAACTAAATGATAAGTTAGAAGCCCCGGATAATGAAGCTTTAGCACCTAAAGATCCTGTAGTTGAGAAAGCTAAGTTAGCTGTACCCCTTAGATCAACTCCTGTAGGAGGACAGTAACAATCCCAAGTACAATCCTCATTATCAAAACTTAAATCTTCTGAATCAAAGGTAGGACAATCTACCTCTCCTATAATAAGATCTCCAGAAGCAGAGAAAGTTAAGTTACTGCTCCCAGACAGAGCCACACTCTCAAGTAATTTAAGATTACCTTCTGCAGTTATATTTAAGCTAGGGGCTGAAGAAAGTCTGGCTTTTAAAGCAACACTTCCTGAAGAAGAGAGAGATATATTACTGGAGCCAGATAAAGATACCCTTTGTTTCAGATTTACATTACCTACAGGTGAGAAGGCTAAATTAGAAGACCCTGACAAAGCAGCAGTTCCTCTTAATATGCCTTGCTCTGAGAATAAAATATTGGAAGTTCCAATTAATTTGGATGTACCTAATAAATTTCCAGATTCTGTAAAAGCTATTGAGGAAGACCCTGATACTTTAGATGCCAGATTTAGATTACCAGCAGTTGAAAAAGAAAGATTAGATGTACCAGATAGGGGTTCTATAGTAACTGCCTCTGTATAATATACAGTCACTTCTACTAAATCTAATCTACAAGTTCCGTTACTGGCACTTATTTGTCCATTTATATCAACCCTAAAATCAGTTGAATTTACAATAGCAGGAGTTAATGTTAATCCCCACAAATCTATATCAGAGCCTAAACTTCCTACTATATCAGCAGTGCCGGTTCTGGTAACAGTATTACTATAAGAAGACCAACTAGATCCTGCACTTGCTGTTATCCTTGCCCTTATAGAAGCTGTATCAGAGGCATTACTACTACTAAACTCCACAGACACAACTACTCCATTTATAGTTGCTCCTGTAGGAATACTGAATCCGAAATTAGATAATACTCCAGAAGCCCAGTTTGGGCTGGTCTGGTTATTAGTAGCATAGGCATTGTCACTGGTAGCTAGTTGAGCTACAGTAAAACTAGTCCAGTTAGTTTGAGTATTAACTGTTCCACCTGTCTTAGTGACATTAGCCATATACTAATTTATTTAAGTTTTTACTACCCAACCATATACCCCGGGTTCCCAAGTGTTATTAGCTACAGTACATTTCCAAGTTGATCCATTATGAGTTACTTTATCTCCAATCTGATAAGCATCATGTGCACCTAAAGGTTGTTTCCAAGCTGCTATAACTCCGGGAGGAGCTATCTCTACATATAAGGATACTGCAGTGTCTGGTAACCAATCTAACTGGCTTGTATGTCTAGTTCCTATAACTTTATATAATTTATCATTATACACAAATCTGGTTTCATCTATGTTGGTAGAGTCTTTATCGTATATAACTCCTATACGATACGCTTTAAACATACTCTTAAATTCCAAAAGATCATCATCTGGTAAAGACTTGATTTGACTTTTAATAAATTTCTTTAAGATATCATGGTCAATTCTTCCGTCCATTATTTCAGCATTTACTTCTATCCTATTTATCTTCTCTGAGTTTATTTCTTCTTGAGTTTTATTAACTATAGAATAAGTAACTACTTCTAATATAGGATCATAATACCTATCTCCAAGTTTCTGAGTTTCTGTGTTATATTCAGGAATAATCTCATCTCTCCAACCGTCTTCATAATGAAGATCTGTTCTTGTAGAATATCCTCCTAAGATTAACTCATCATTCACTCTTGTAAATATCTCTGGCAATCCAGATTTTATTATTTGATTATTTTGTATTAAATGTTTCATTACCAATTATTATAATGTAATCCATCCCCTGAATTATATAAATCACTAATTTCAGAACTAGACAATACTTTATTCCATACTGCCATCTGGTCTATTAATCCATTCCAATTATAAAAACTACTCACTAAATCTGCATCATCCCCTACAATAATTGGAGTAGAAGCTGTTCCAGTATTACCTGTTAAAGGTAATTGAGTTCTAGTAGGGCTACCCATATGTTGACCATTTATATATATATCCATATCTCCAGTAAAGGCATCCCTAGTTACAGCAACATGAGTCCAAGCATTTGTGGAATAAACTCCGTTTTGAACTATACCAGCAAAATTGTTAGATGTCCCAAAGAAACATTCCCAAGAATTAATATTATAATGCCTCATTCGTAACTGTATCTGGTAATACGGACTTACCCAAGTACTTAATGTTTTAGAGAAAACAATTCTATAATCATTACTAGATGTAGCATAAGAAGAATAAGTCCAAGCTGCTATACTAAAATCACCTAAACCCTCAAAATCAGATGCAGAACTTGTAGCTAACTGACCAGTACTTCCATTAAAACTAAAACACTTTCCTGTCTTACCTGTCTGATTTAAAGTAACTCCAGAAGAAATAGTTAGATTATTAGAACCATGAGAATCATAGGTTGTAGATCCAGAGGTTTCTTCAAATTCCCACACACTTATTAAACCAGTCTTTAAAGTAGTACCTGCTGCAGGAGATACTTTAGCCTTTACTCCTAATGATGGTATCATATATTATGCCCCCTTCATTATAACAGTTAATAATTTTTCTGAACCACTTGTTGCATTTATACATGTTAGAGAAATATAGTAAACTCCTGTTGAAAACATTGTAGCATTCCCTTCTACTAATATATGTTTAGAACCTTGAGCAAAAGACGGAGTATAATTATTTGCAGTGATTATAAGTAAAAAGGTTTTATTTAGCTCAAAGTTAGTAAAAGTAAAAGATGTGTTTGCTGATAATGTTATTATACCTATACCATTACTGGATAAATTAACAGTACTTGATATAGTAGCAGAACTTTTTAGATTAGTGGCTACTTTTGCATAAGTAACAGAATCATCCGTAGGGGTTCTATTATCACTAAGCCTACTGTCATTTCCTTGACAAAATGTACCAGAACTAGTACCAAAAGATCCTGTAGTTAATACTCCAGAAGTAGTAGTTATTATAGGCAACCCCGAAGTAGAACCTATTGCTCCAGCATTAGTTATATTACCATGAGTATGAGTAGACAAGGAATAAGTTTCATTCTTGAATTCCCAAGCAGAACCTGTCCATCTGAGATAACCTGTGGATTTTGTTATAAGTCCCTCATATAACCCTGCATGATTTCCCCATCCATAGGCTGTATTCCAATTAGAAGAATTATTTGTAGTTGTATACCAAGATGATCCCGTATATACGGGGTCAGTCTCTGAGATTAAATAACTAGGAGTAAAGAATTCATAAGCAGTATTAGTTCCATTTCTTCTAAGAAGTTGGTTGGCTGTACCCGCAACCCCTGTAAAAGCACTAGTTCCGTTGCCAATAAGTACGCCAGTTAAAGTAGATGCTCCACTACCCCCTCTACCAACAGCTAATTGTCCTGTCCATCCTAAAGTATGGGTACTTGTATTGGAAGTTATAGTTACATTAGTATCATTCGAAAAAGTTTGGGTTGCTACAGTTAATCCACCTAAGGAAGTTATTGCTGCAGTAAGATACGAGGGTGTAAAGAACTCATATGCAGTATTACCAGAATTTCTTCTAAGTAATTGACTTGCAGTGCCTGTAACAGCAGTTATAGCACTTGTACCATTTCCTACCAATATACCTGTAAGAGTTGAAGCACCTGTACCACCTCTGCCAACTGAAAGTTGTCCAGACCATCCTACTGTAATTGAAGCAGCACGAAGTAATGATGTAGAAGCTGACCCCCCAAGTGTGAGAGTCACATTAGTATCATCTGTCTTTGTAAGAGCTGCTCCAGTTACATCTGATCCTGCTATAGCACTCCAAGAAGGAGCAGCACTTGCAGATCCATTGCCTGTTTGGGAAAGATATTGTTTTGCAGTTGTAATATTACCTGCAAGTCTGGTTGCTGTGCCTGAAGCTGCACCATATATTACATCTCCTAAAGTGGTCATTGGATTAGCAAATCCACCAAGGCCCGATAAAGTATAATTAGGAACATTTAAAGTAGTCCCATTAAACGTAGAAGCTCCTGAACTACCTGTAGTAGTTAAGGATATAGTAGCCTGTTTATTATTGAAAGTACTCCAATCAGTTGAAGTTAAGGCTCCGGTAGTAGATGAGGAAGCTGTACCTAATCCTATCTGTTGTCCAGATAAAGTAAGTCCATTTGCTGTACCTAAAGTAACAGCAACATGTTTATCAAATCCAAGTTTTTGTATAGCCTGAAGTACAGTATCTGTAGCAGATATAGTACCACTTGTTGCAGTATATCCTGTAAGGACTGCAGACCTGACTCTGGCATCTGTAAAATATAAATTAGTACCTTCAGCTACTGCTGTAGTATTTAAGGTCTGCCATGTCTTATCTCCTCTATAATATTGAGCAGATGTTCCTGCAGTTAATACAGGCTCATAAGTACCAGAGTGGTCATGGGTACTTAAAGAATAAGTTTCATTTACAAACTGCCACGCAGAGCCTGTCCACTTTAAATACCCTGTAGCCTTAGTAATTACAGGCTCATATACTCCTGTATGATTATGACTATCCAGAGCATATGAATTGGTATCTAAGCTCCAAGTATTAGCAGCAGTCTTTTTGAGAAAACCAGTATTACCTACCAGACCTGCTATAGCTGTAAGATCAGCATCAAGAGGTTGATACGTGGTAGGTAAAGTTCCAAGCTCAGTATTAATAGCTTGGAAGTTTTGATTTATTTTATCTCCACCTGCCCTTAACTTATCTCCAGTACCATCACCAGCAACAGTACCTAAGTTTATTGTTAGTATTGTTGCCATATTATATCAGAGATTAATCAAGGTTTACATCCAACTCACCTGCTGCAAATTCTGGGGTTATACCATCTGTAATAGTTCTGTTAGCACTCAAAGCACCGTAGATAAGCAGATCACCTGCCGTAGAAGCAGTAAGAATACCAAAACTGGTTACAGTATTAGTACCTCCTGTACATGCAGGAAAGCTAATTACTCCTGTATTACTTGCATTATTTCCAGATATAGTCCATCCTCCAGAGGTTCTGTTTACAGCTACTCTGGCATAACCAGTATAGTTGGCTTCAGTTCCTGCAGTAGAATCTGTTGGTGCTGTAGTGTACAGGGCAATGAAAAAACTGCCAGCAGCAGTACTACCTCTAAGACCAGTAGCATCTCCTACATTAGCTAAGTTAGTGTTGTTAAACAGTAAAGTTAACAGACTTGTTTCAAAAGCATTAGTTGCACTCATTTCTTTTCTTTGTTTTTAAATAATTTATCTTTAATTTTAATTATGAAATCAACAATTTCTTGTTTATTTCTCCAAACTTTATCCAATACACCATAGTACACCAGATAAAATAGTATTTTTTGAATAGTAGCTTCTTTTTCACTAGACATTAGTTCTGGAAATAAATCATTGGTTATATCAAACAATAAGGCTATACCTCCTGCAATGTAAGTTTTCTTACCATCTGCAGCAGTCCTTAAATCCTTTAAAGTCTTATTTATTTCCATAATCTTGCAAATATAAGTATTTTCAGAAACAAATCCAAATGTTAACCTACGTACACAAGTTGAACATCCCTATCGTCTACATGTATCCAGCTTTTGTATATTCCACAAGAAAGTCCCATATTAAGGGCTTCTTTTATAATCCTAGCCCTTGTAATAGAGTTCAGGCACTTTATATCCACAGCCCTTCCTAAAATATGATAAGATCCGGGAGATCCTCCAACACTCTTATTATATTCAGGAGTTCTGTAAGAGGAGTTTATTACCAAAGGAAATCCACACCTATCTCTTAGCACTTGTAATTTGATTAGAAAATTCTCATTCATCTTATCATATACATTCTTATCTCCCATCATAAACTCCTTAGCAGGGAAATTAGGCAATACTAAATCTTTATTACTCATAATTGATATGTTGCTATTTTTTTACAATCTGTTTCACACCACTCATATATATCATTTGGGCTGGATCTCCAATACTTTTTAAATAAGGAAAATCTAAGCTTATGTACTACAAGAGATACAAATTCTGTGCAGTACAACCTATTCTCAGCCTTCTTATGTGTTCTTCCTAACCATACTCCGGTAAATATTTTTACAGCATACTGTATAAAGTTAAGAAATTGATAGTTAACCCTATGGTATTGATTTACCACTATTGGAAGCATGAATAATTCTTCCTCAGTCCAATTAGGTCTATATACAACCAGTTCCTTATTCTTGGCCTTACCATAAGCAGTTTTTACTCCATGTATAGTAATTCCCTTAGCCAAAGCTTCAGCCAATACACCATCAGCAGAAGCTATAGCTGCATGATTATATACCTTATGTATCTTAAGATCAAGTCTTAACCACTTCTCAAGGTTCATTCCGAATTGAATTATCCTTCCCATTATTCCATGAGAATGGACTAATAATATATCTCCTTTTTTAATTTCTATTTCCATATCATATAATTTAATATCCCATATATTGCAATATAACTATTCCAGAAGATCCTCCTCCAGAATAAGCAAAGGAACCTCTGGCTCCTCCCCCACCAGCACCATAAAACTCTCCTACATTACCATCAGCATCTTCAAGGGTTGTACCATTACCTCCATCTCCTCCGGGAACATTACCAGAACCTCCATTATCAAAAGAAGCAGAACCTCCATTACCAGAATATCCAGCTCCACCTCCTCCACCTCCAGAAAAGAATATGGAACCATCTGCACCATCTCCTCCTTTATAAACTGTATCTCCTATACCTCCAGTAGTGCTCCCAATACCTCCTGCAGCACCTGAGCCTGAATTATACTGACCTGCAGCACCTCCTTTTGCCAATACAGTACTTGAACTTCCAAACCAAGTATCCGAACCAGCCTGCCCATTAGTTCCTGAAACAGATTGACCTCCTGTTCCTACAGTAATAGTATATACCTGTCCCGGAGTTACAGTTACTACTTTCTTAGCAGACTGGCCACCAGCACCTCCTCCAGAACCATAAGTACTTTGACTACCACCTCCTCCTCCAGAGCCTCCTCCTCCTATACAATATACAGTAACTGAGGTTACTCCTGTAGGAGCTTTCCACAAAGAATCCAATGTAAAGGTTTCTTCCTTAGCAGTTTTTTGAGGAGCATATGATGTTAAGAATAAAGCTTCATTCATAATTGATTATTGAAAAGATGAATCTTCATGACCATACGAGACTACCACTGTACTCCCATATCGTTTAAAAGTAACTAGACTATAGGTATTACCTATTTTATTTACATCAGTTAGTGCCCCTATAGTAACTTTGCTTAGAGAGCCAGACCCAGAAGCACCACTATAAAAAGCAAGGGTTAAGCTCCTATTGCCTGAATTATCCTGCCTTACAAGTATTGTACCTATACCTCCATCAGGGATATAAAATACATTACAGGCAGATGAACTGGTAAGATACATATAATTATCACTTCCTTTTCGGAAGTCCATACTTGTAGTAGCTTGTGGAGCTATTCTTGTAACTATTTCATGGTCTGTCCTGACTCCACCATATTCATCTGTCCATACAGGTTTCTTGGAGTCTGTATTTACATATAACAAGCCTCCGGTATTTATAGTATAGCCTGTAGAACTAGCCCTTCCTGCAAGTACTAATATGCCTTCTCCAGAACTAATTTCTCTCTGGACATAAGCCTTACCCCAAACATTTAAAGTAATATCCACTGAAGCAGTAATATCCCCAACCTCCACTAATGGAGTAGACTCTACCATCCTAATTAAATTCTTTGTAGTGCTGTTTCTTTTAAACAATACCTCTGTAGAAGTATCCACTGTAAAAGTCTGATGAGCAGTAGAAGTTGAATTTGTTGCTATATCTGCCAAAGTAGGAGCAGACGCAGTTCCAGTACTGGTTAAATCAAATTCAGTACCACTCTCATTTTTAAAATATATTTTACCATCTGTTTTAACATACACAAATCCTCCATCTACAGGAGTACCCGGAGCAGATGCTTTTTCTCTTAAATACATAGTACCTGCAGAAGTAACATAGAACTGATAATAACTTCCAGCAAGCCCAGCAATCATATTATAAGAATCTGTAGTTGCCTCAGTAGTTATATGGAGACCATTACCTGTAGCACTAGTATTACCAAAATATCCCACGTAGGTAGAGGATATACTTTTAGATACAAATAAAGCATATAAATTGGAAGACTGAACACCAATACCTACATTCCCAGATTGATAGCTAATACCATAAGTATCTGAAGTCCATTTACTGCTACTAGGTACAATTTGCCAAGTTGGAGCTGTTCCTGAACCATTAGAAGTTAATACATACCCCGAAGCTCCAGCATTTAGCTTAGATAACACAGTAGAGCTTGAAGCATACAATAAATCACCTGTAGTATAAGATGTTTGACCTGTACCCCCTCTATTAACAGCTATAGTGCCAGCAGACCAAGTTCCAGAACTAATAGTCCCAACAGTAGTTATATTGGAACTCCCAGTAAATGTCTGCCAAAATATATCTGTACCATCACTGGTAAGAAATTGACCTGAGGAGCCTCTGGCAAGCCTTGTAGTGACATTAGAGCTATTCCTGAAGATAATGTCACCTCTGGTAGTCATAGGGTCTGTAAGTCCTCCGTACTGAGGAATATTCAATACTCCTGTCGCACTACTATATGTAGCTGCCCCACTAGTTCCTGTGGTTGTAAGACTTATAGAAGCCCTTGCTCTTCCATCTGTATAATACAGGTTTGCACCTTCTGTAACAACTCCTGTAGTAAGGTTTTGCCAACTTTTATCACCTCTCCAGTATTGTGAAGTGGTTCCTGCAGTTATAGTGGGTTCATAAGTTCCAGAATGATCGTGGGTACTTAGGGAATAACTCTCATTTTTAAACACCCAAGCTGATCCGTTCCAAGTCAGGTATCCTGAAGCTTTGGATATAATGGGTTCATATACTCCTGAAGGGTTTCCCCAACCAAATGCAGTATTCCAATTACTGATATCAGTGGCAGTTATTCCTCCTGCAGGAGATGCTAAAAATACAGGATCTGATTCAGCACCTGCAGTAGGTATGTCTACAAATACAAATGTATTGGTATCCAGATCATATTGAATAATCTTATTATCTCCCATATTAGTGAAGTCAACTTGTACTTCACCTATATAATCACTGAGGACTAATATTGCATTTTTTCTTGCTCTTGTCGTCATAATTAAACTTTTATTCTAGTAAATACCTCTACACCATTAGGATATACCCTTTTTAAGTAATCCCCTATAATCTCCTGATGTACTGGTTCAAAATTATAATACTCATCCTTTTGAACTATAATAACTTCCTCACCAGTAGCATCACTATATCTTTGTGCCACACTTTCAACATACTCTCTACTCTTCCACTTTTCATTACATCCACACGCCATATTACGGAACTATTACAATACCTTGATTAATTTCATACAAAGTTACATAATTTATTGGATGTACTATCTTTGCTCCTGTACTCATATCTACTATAGTCTTTATCCTGAAATTATTTACAGGATGATCTGGATCAGATGTAGGTACAGATGTATTTTGACTTGTAAATTCTACAAATAAATAGAATATATAATATTTATAATTATCTACATATACAGAAGTATCTTCCCACCAACCATTAAAGTTAGGAAATAAATTCTGTAATTGGGGAATTTGCAAAGCATAATAGAAATAAAATTCCTTAGACCATTCAGTCTTCGAAACAGATCTAACATAACTTAATCCAAAAGGATTTTCCCTAACACAGACAGTCTCACTCACATAATCATTTGAGGATATTTTATAAGTGTTTAGAGCGTTTGAAACTACAGTATTACAATCTCCACACTCTGTTGTGTTATACCCAGATTGAGCATCCACCATATTGATTGTTGCAGTTTTATTGACATCATCCCAAGTAACTTGTGAATCTATGTGAAAATAAGCAACTCTGGTAATACCCTGATCTCCACAAGAAATTAAAGTTTCCTTCCAAGTTATATTAAACCAAGTGTAATACTCTATTTCAGCAGGAGTAGGATTATTCAGGTTATAATATACAACCCTAAAATGATTAAGGGTAGTATTGTACGCACTTTTAAAATAATTATAATCATTTAAATTAGTAAAAACTGCAGTAAATGTACTTCCTGATTTAGTATATACCACAGTCTCATTCAAATCCTTAGGAGTGTTATTTACTGTAGTTGCAGTACTGCAGTCTAAATTATGTAAGAACCACAAAGTAACTTCGCTTGTACTTCTATTAAAATAAGTATCATTTGAATATTTATAGGTATCCATTAAATACTTAGATAAATTAGTATTAATACTATCCAAATGATTCTTCATAAAAAAGTTCAGACTATATACACAGTTTACACTGTCCCAAGTCATTTGGATATTTGTGCTGTTTAAATCAAATAGCCTATAATGGTTTCCTAGTCCTGAGAACAAATCCTCAAAAGCACCTGCGGGAAGACAAGCAAGGGCTATCTTCCAGTTAGTATTATAATTGGTAGGTTCTTTTATTGAAGGAGTTATTTCTATCCTAAGATAATCTCCAGATCCGTAAGAAATATTGGTTAAATTTATTACAAGCCTCAAAGTGTGGTTATCTACCTCATAAGGGATATTGTTATAATTATTTCCAATAAGGCGATCCCCTATAATATAACTCTCCAATAAAGTCGAAGTATCATTCAAATACACATTTACCCTATCCGCAACAGACTCAAAATAAGTATATACTGCTACATACTTAGTTAATCCGTCTGAGGGTAAATTAAAGTTAAAAACTCTGGTTGCATTTCTATAATCTTCTGTTGCTATATAAGTTAAAGCAAATGGGTAGTCAGTCATACCATTAACATTAGTACTGCAATCAATGGGATTGACATTTATGGAAGGTAACGGAGTAGAGGATAAATCACAATACTGATACCCTGCTCTTTTAGTGGCATATATTCTCTCTCCACTAATCACTATATATCTCAATACAGGAATCCAAGTCCCAGACTGTACAGGCACACTTGCATTTCCTGTAAGTGGATGTCTGGCCAGTATACTAGTATCACTTCCTTTGCCTGTAGTAAGTTGTATTCCGTTGGCTATGGAATCCCTGTACCAATCAATTACATACTCATCTATAACGCAATTGTTTGAAACTAAATTACCTACTGTAAGGACTGAGTAGGTATTATTGGCATATGAATCAAAGTATACATCACAACCACATAAAGTTTCCTCAGGCAGAGGCTCTGTTATTAACATTCTCATTGTCTGAGTGTTTTAAGTTTACCCCTAAGGAAAGTAGGATTTCCCAAATAATTAACAGTAGTCTTCATAACTACTTTGGCTCCTGTAGTGACACTATTTGCAGCCGTAGCTGTATAAGTTGCTTCCGTACTAACATCCATTGCTGTCAGTCCAGTTATGGGAGTTCCGTCAATTTCAATTTGTACATCTTCAAATGTACCATCTGATTCCAATATTGCAGTCTGTATAAGATAAGCAAAACTGCTGTCTATATCCAGAACAAATGTTTGTGCAACACCCGGAGTTAAATGTCTCCATTCAAAAGCTATATCTTCTATTGAATTGCTTACAGAAGGAAGAGAGTGATATCCAAGATTACCCAAGATAGCATCAGTACCATAATATTTCCCTAATCCCGGAGTTGCAGTATCATTCACCAATTGTACTGGACTTCCAGAACTACCATCTCCTGTAACTGAGTTTGCAGTAACTACTGTAGAAAGTCCTCCTCCTCCATTAGGATCTATAATAGCTGATCCAATAACATCTCCTACATCTATCTCTACCTTAAATCCTTGAGGAGTTGCCCAACCTAAAGACATTCTAACCTGTCCTACAGTCCATACTTCAGGATTAGGTAAAGTAACCATAGCCCCTGCAGTTGTGGTACTGAGGAAATATTCTGAACCAGATGTCCAAGATCCCCCTGTTATAGTACCTCCTGAAACAAAAGTAAACATATTGGGAGTTATAACCTCTATGACTATACCACAAGCCTGAGCATTTATAGCATTATTTGCCTGAGCTTTTACATACTTACTCTGAGTAGCATCATATCTTATCCAATCATGTACTATAAACCCATGATTACTCTGTGTAATGGTTTCAGGAGCTTCAGAAGTTTCATTTCTCCAAGCAGGATTACCTGAAGCATCTGTCTTCCAAACCTTATTATATTGTCCAAAAGCATTAGCTACATACCCTTCCTGAGTGGAAGTATTAGGTTGCCAAGTATTTGTATCTGTTGCATTTAAATAAATAATTCCTGCAGACTGAGAAAAATAAACACCAGATCCTGCCCTTATATCAAGGGATTTTGCTACAGAGCCATCATAAGTGTAAAGATTAGTTCCCTCTATAGAACCATTATCAAATTTTATAGTCAGAGATTGTGGGCTCTTTAATGCAGCTAAGGGAGATCCATATGTAGTAATATGTCCCTGCGCATCTATAGTAATGGGATATACACCCTGAACTGCTTGAGCAGTAATACTATTACTATGATTAAAAGTAGTACCATTTAAAGTAAGTCCTGTTCCTGCAGAATAAGTTGTATTAGTATCTGTAGCATTTACTGTTATAACACCTGAAGCTTGAGATAGGGTTACATTAGTTCCAGCCCTTATAGCTGCAGTTTGCCCAGAACCAATAAGTTGTATTCCAATTTGAGTCCCTCCTGAGTTTTGAGACTGAAAATTCCATCCTGTATAAGTAGACGGTATAGAGGGTTTATTTAAAAGATCATTATAATCTCCTGTTTTGGAAATCCTATGTAAATTTAAAGCAGATCCAAATGATTCATTTGTTGCAGGAGAAAGTCCTGTAGCACTGGTTGTAGTTAAAGTCCCTAAAGCGGGTATAGTAGGCTTATCAGATAAATCATTATAACTTAAAGTATTAAGAGATAAGGATATATTGGTTCCTCCAGAAAGATCAGTTATTTGTGCAACAATCTTACCATCAGTAATAAAATTAACGTACTCTCCTTTTGTAATAGTTCCTTTTTCTATACCAGATTCTCTTATTTTCCAAGAATATAAAGAATCAAAGCTATTCCAAGTATTACCTCCATCGGTAGAAAACCTAAAAAAAGTATCTCCTCCTGTGATTTCATTATGCCAGTTAGTATTATCTACAGAACCCTGCATATAAGTATTACCTAACCTAGCTGCAGGAAACTGTTTTGCTTCCAAATTACCTACCTTATCTACAGCTATAGCATAAGCTGGGTCAAATAAAGTAAGATGATCTAATGCTATTATTCTTTTTCCTGCCATAACAATTCAAATTAACCTAATACTTCTAAATAAGCCTGAGTTTTCTTAAAAATATTTCCAGAGTTTGCAGCCCCCCATTGCGCAGTAAGAGTTAGATATTCTGGAATAGTTGTGTCTATAACCTGTGACTCCACAAGAGTCGTCTGGTTAGTCTCAATATCCACTTTAAAAAATGAACTAACTGTTCCTGAAACCCCAGCAGTCCTTACAGTTATAGAAACCTCACCTTTCCAAGGATAGTCAGTAACATTTCCGGGATTAAAAGTTATACTGCTTACTGTAGTACTTCCTAATTTAAGTCTTAATGTAATACTTTGGGCAGTACTAAAAGTGGATATACTACCCATAGAAGAAAGTCTAAACACTTTTCCACTGGAAAGTTCATTTGAGTCTATAACAGCAGTATGTATTGTGGTTTCTGTAGTGGTATTAGATACTGTCTCTGTTGCTACAGACATACAGGAAGCTAGAGATATTACTCTTCTGGTTGTATACTCAGTAAAATACAAAGACCCATTATAATATTCCAGAACCCCTCCTTCAGGAGTTACCAATAGTGGAGAGTCTTTTAATTTTATAAATTCCTGACCTCCCAAAACTTTCTGCTGAACCCAACTACCTGAAATTCTCTTATCTAATATTACTAAACTAGAGGAAATACCTAATCTCCAACTTCCATCTACATCAGGTTCTCCCCAATAATGATATTTTGTATTATCAGTAACTATATCATTAGTATCCAATTGACCATTAATCCTGAGATTGTTCATGGAAGCAACCCCTGTCCAATCCAATCCTATACATACAAGTATCTTACCCTGAGTAGCATGGGAATTTAATACTTTTCCTACTTTTATAGCATAAGCTGGTTTATCTGGAGGAATATTAGTAAGTATTCCAGAAGTGGTAGAGAGATATAATATATCATCTATACCAAAGGCTGAAGTATTAATATCCCTAACTAATCCAAAAGTAGTCACATAACCAAAAGCATTTACTCCAATATCATGGGTAACTAACCCTATTAATTTGGAAGTACTTGCAGTAGAAGCATTTGCTGGTTTTATGGTAGGAGTTTGCCCAGAGGTATTATCTATATAAACAGCCCTTCCATTAAGAATAGTGCTTGTGTGGGAGTTTCTTACTCTAATGTGTTGCTCCTGACCCATTTGAAGCACTACTCCCGCTATGTCAGTTTCTATAGCCATTGTAGCAGCTTCCACATCCCAATACATCCTTCCTGTAGTAAACCCTGTTATTACAGGGGTGGTATTAAATTGCAAAGATTCATACTGAGTTGGGTTTTGAAACCCTTCCGTATTCTTTAGAGCACTTATATCTAACCTATCTTCACCAGATAAGTTAGAAAGGAGTGTTACAATACCTGTACCAGAAGGGTTTATGAATGTAGGAGACCAAGTTAATCCTCCATCCGAAGAGAAACTAAATACTCCAGAGGTTGCAGTTACAGCTCCCCAAGAAGGATCAGTCAGTTCATTCTTGGCCCTTATAAGGGTATTCCCCAGATATTTTACATCTAGGGATTTTGCATGAGAAAATGAAGGACTATCTACAAAGACCTTCATTCCCTCAACCAGTCCCTCTTGTGTAGGAACTAATGGATCAATTATTCTGATTCCACTCATTTCATATTATTCTTTTTTTACAGATTCATTCTCTGGAACTTTATTTGCAGATTTATCTGCTTCAATCTGAGCTTTGTGCTGATCCATAATAGAATTAATCAACGTAACTACCTGTTCATAAGGCAGTCCTTTTAGTCCATTAAGAATTACCTGCAATTCATTGATAGTAAAACTCATTAAAAACTTCTTCTCTTCCATAGCTAAATAATGTTAAAATTAATATTAGATTAAACTTTTTCTCTTTTTCCTCTCTTCTCTTCTTTTTTCAAACCAAGCAACTGATGTGAGTATTCCAACAAATATACTTGCTACCAATGCTCCTGATTGCAGAACAAAGATAATATCTTTTTGTGTAATAACCAAAAGCTTGTCTTGAATATTTAATATTTCGGGCGCAGATCCTATTCCAAATAATCCAAAAGATCCTGCAGCACCTTGTGAGGTTTTTTCTTTTAGGTGATTCATGAGATTTTCAAATAAGGTTTTCATATTTTAAATTACTTTTTACTTTTAAAATTCCCCCCACTTAAAAAATTAATATACATACAACACCTATCATATAAACAATGATAATTGTTCCAAAAAATATATTTTCTTTTATTCTCTTTTCCATAGCTTCCTTTTGCAAAGGTAATAAAAAAAGAAGTCAAAAACAAATGAATATCTTTTTTTATAAACTTAATTAAAAAATAAACCCCCACACTAAGTATGGGGGCTTTTAACATATCAATACAAAACTACTATTAGGAAATTCCAAATACAGTCTTCAAGTTAGCATGGGGAGCACCCGAGCTATCACTTTCAGTAGCAAACATCAAGGTTGCAGTCTGGGCAACATTCCTATCCAACAGTTTAGTATCTGCAACTTTATAGTTTACAGTTACAATAGCATAGGTTTTACCAGAGGTAGCAGCCAAAACATTGTCTACAGGGTAATCAGCAACACGGTAAACTTCACCCCTGTTCTTTTTAAGGAACCATTCCAGTTCAGCAACCTGCTGATAAGTACCAGAACCTTCAGAAGCAGAAGTAGCTACAGTTACGGCAGTAGTGCCAAAAGCATCATTCAACAGAACTTCGAAATCTATTACTGCATAAGCAATCATTCCGGGTTTAAAAGGAAGAGCCAAGCCAGTCAGAGAAATACCAAAGTTAGCAGCAGCAGCAGTAGCAGCGGGGACAACTTCAGTTCCAGTTCCAGTAGCATAAGCACCATTTTCAACTACTGGCCTATCAAATTCAATGGTTTTGGTAGTAGTTCCCGAAATACTTACAATCTTATAAACATTACCAGTCAGGGATACAGCAGTAGAACTGGTTGCTCCCAAACGTACATAGTCTCCTACAACGATATCAGTGCTGGTTGCATACTGCCCACTTGAAGTTGCAGTAGCATATTTACTTCCAGCTACCAAAGTCAGGGTTCCTGCAAAGTCATTGGTAAGAACTACAGTTGCGGAATTGATAAGTCCCGGCTGAACTACAGTAACTTTACTTTTCTTTTTGAAGTTGGTAAAGTTGTTAACCATAGTTTTTATCAAGCCAAGGGCTACTTCTTCCTGAGTTGCAGAAGCATCAGAGTTATAATCTGCATATTCGTACAAAGGATGTTCTTGCAGAGCTGCAGTACTATCTTTAAGGATAGCCCTGATAATATACAGAGAAGAGTTAGCAGCAGTAATGGAACCAGAAGTACCATTATACCCTACATAAACCTTCTTCTGAGTAGGAGCAGAATAGGTGGTAGCTGATTTACTCAGGATATCATTATATTTAACATGAGGAGTACTCAGGACATTTCCATCAGCGTCCTTAATGGAAGCAACAAATACATCACCTGCAACAAGTGCCGTATTAGAAGCTGTACCTCCACCATTCTTAAATATACCAATCTGACCTGTGCTCAGTGCAGACCTTGCACCAGAGGTAGCAAGGCTAATGTCTTTACCCACTACAATGTGAGTTGCGTTGTTTTGTGCAATCATTTTTAAAAAACTTTTTAATTAAACAATCAATTTATTTATAGTTATTATTAATCATCTCCATCCGCCTTTTCTTTGTCGGAGATTTGATATTCTTGAGGCTTAACAGATGCTTTTGCAATCTTAACTGCTTCGTCCACTATAGTATCATGGAGCAATGTGTTCAACACGCAGTGCTTTTGGTTAGTGGGGTCAAACTCATCCACTACTATTGCAGGAGGAGTTCTCACATACCTGACTCTATATTCATGAACTTCATATCCAGAAGGAACAATTAACTCTGTCCTTTGTGGGGAAGCTTGAGTTCCAGACCCTTCCAAATCACCCTCAGCATCTTGTTCTCTACTATAATCCATTCTCCAAACCAAGTTTTTATAAGGTTTCTTAAATGGATTATTTATATTGGCTATATACTGATCATGGGTTACTGGCCTTACTTTAATTTCTGTCCCCGGAGTTCCACCAGATCCTACTTTTATCTTTGCTGTTTCCTCTGTTGCCCACAGTAATCCTTCCGGTAATGTAAAGAATATACCATTTGGATGTCCTTCTTCAGGCTGAGGATTCAATTTGCTTATACTGCCTGAGGGTACAGCAACTCCGTTAGTCCATTTAGCCTGTTTAATAAGCTGCTCCAAATCCCTTCTTCGCATCTCATTAGCCTCAAAACCTAAGCCTTTATTGTTAGACAAGGGAAAATACTTATCCTTGACTACCCTATTCTGAGCAGCAGTAAGCAGCCAACTTATCTGCCTATCATCATATGCAGGAGCACCAAACTCAAACATTGAGTCGAACTTCAGCATAAAAACAAATTTCATTTCGTTAGCTTGCATCTAACTTACTTTCTTTTAATTACTTACTACTTATTTGAGATCTTTCCTGAATCAAAAGCTTTGTTTCTTGGTTAGCTATATCAGAGAACCAGTCTACAGCCCCTTTAAGGCTTCGTGCAATCAGTTTACCACTTTCAACCAGTCTGTATTCATCTCCATTCTCCACTACAACTTCTTTATTGTCAATGGCATCCAGAACAAACAGCTTCATTGTGGCCTGAGGGTCTTTAGTTATAAGCAAAAAATCATCTATGGTTTTTAAACCCTTGAATTTATTGCTGGCTGGCTCCTCAACAATTTGCGCCAACTTAGCTTTTAAAGCATCGAAAGAACTTTCATCATTCATTTTAATTCCTAAAAGTCTTAGAGTATCTACCAACTGCTTTTTACTTTTGAGTTTATTTAATTCAGAATACGCCTCTGCCTTTTTCAAATTCAACTTAGAGTATTCTTCCTCTACATATCTCTCATCTATAAGTTGGTATTGGTATTCAAGCTTGGTCAAATCATCACTTTGTGTTGCAAACTTAGGATCAACCTGCAGAACTCTATATATTAGAGCATGGTCTACTTGACTTAAATCCAATTCAGTACCATTTTTATCCAGAGGAATTTTAAACTCTCCCCAGAATTTAGACTTTCTATCATTCGTGTTCAAAGAACCTGCCGGAAGGTTTAACAACTTTTCAAAAGCTGCTTGTTCTCCTGCCTTAAAAGGATTGAAATAGGCCCTTGTTCTTGAGTTTATTGGAAGACCATAATATCTCCAACACCCACTAAACAAGAAATCTCCATCATGACCTTTTGGAAAGAACGCTCTTCCTCTTACAATAGGAACTACCCTAATTTTTCTATTTTCCAGAACTAACTGTTCCGGTGTTTTTACACTCTCTTCCATATACTATAGTTGTTGTTAATTACTACAAAGATACATAAATATATTTAAAAAACAAGTTTGGAATCTGGAGGGAGCTAAAAAAATCTCCCCCCAGCTCCATTACTTGATTAATAAATATCAGGAATAAATTCTCCCATTCGCAGAGGATTGTGTACTTTAACACCCATCCAGTCTGCACGGTGAATTTCATAACCATCTACAGATGTTGCCATTACCTTCGGGCGACCTTTACCTCCTGCGGAGAAAGGATCACGCAATCCCGGAATATAACCAAACTGCTCATCATTCCCTTTTACACGAACCAACTGAATGTTAGGCTGTGACTGCTGGGTTCCGAAATCCATAATAGTCAACCTATAGGATTCTACCAAACCACCATCGGGATGATACATTTTATTCCTGCGAGGATCATCATATTCAGGAATGTGCATAAATTCGAAACGAATTCCATTGATGTCAGCAAACCTTACAAACTGCGGTTTGGTGAATCCTGCCTTCTGGATACCAGAAAGGGTATTCATCCTATTCCACTGGATTCCCTGACCATCATCTACTTTAAGTGCAGATGCTCCTGCATACTTTTCAATAGCTCTGGAAATCATTTTCAGACCATGTTCTCCAGTACCAATTACAAAGTTACGACTGTCTTCAGGAAGCTTACCAACAGACAGAGACAAAGCAAAGTCTACCAGAGTTTCAATGTTAAAATTAGTGTAGTACTGAATGTTAGAAGGAGAAATCTGATCCCTCAGACCCATACCTGCCTTATATTCATAACCACTATCACCAACATTACCATAAGTACCATCAGACCTGCGGTTAGATTTACCAAACATCAGCAAGTGAGCCTTTTCCAGCCTGAACTGTCTGTCAAATTCCCAATCCAAACGATTCAACCAAGTAGTGAAAGTTTTAACCTGACCATTATCATTGGCGTGTTGCCACATGAATTTTACAGGCTCATTCTTACCCTTGTTAATCATATCTCCGGGAACAGTAGTTTTCTTACGCAAGAAAGAAATTCTGTTACCCATTTTGAAAGGAGAAGTAAAGCTAATATCAGAACCAGTATCAGAAAGAGTCTGGAAGTTCAGAGAATAGTCTACTGACCAGCGGGTTCCCGCAGTAATTTCTTCATAAGGAATGTAGGTTTCAGGATTGTCAGTAACCAATTCTACTGTGTACCTGAAAGTTGCATTTACCTGTACAGGCTCTTCAACAACAAGCAAGTGATACAGGTCTGGTTTATTACCAACAATAACATGAGTTTTGGTGAACAGTTTTTCATCAAAATACATGAAGAATCTATCTCCGTATTTACCCGGAGTAGAGGCGTTAGAGAAAGCATTACCACCAAGATCTGTAGCAGATTTAAGAGGAATGTTTTTACCGTTAGCTCCCATAAGCATCCATTCATATTCCCTATCATCGTCCAGATAAAGAACAGGATACGTATTCATGCGAGCAATAAGGTCTTCTCCAAGAGAGACTTTATACAGGGTATCAATGAAAGAAGAAACCTGTAAGGGAGTTTCTCCAAACATAGCACCCAAGTGATTAGAAGTGGTCAATCCCGACCAATCTTTTCCTTCGTACCTAATGGTAGGAAGTGTTGCTTTAGTTAATGCCATATTATATTAATAATTTAAGGTTATCGAGTAAACATACTCATTGCTTTAATAATCTCTTTCTGAGATGCTTTTTCATATTCAGGAACTTGTACTCCAGTATCTTTACTATAATCCATCCTTCTGGCAGCCTGTTCAAACTCCTTTATAGCATTCTTTTTGCCCGGAGTAAGAAGAGATGTCCAGTCTGAAAAGCCTTTAGTCACCTCAAAAAGATAAGCAAGTTTCATTTCAAAGTCCAGAGGATTTTCAGCTCTGGCTTTTGCAATGGAATTCAAGGGATTACCTGCCTGATCAAAAGCTACAGGGGTTGTCAATGTTTTAAAGATCTTATCCTTCATTACGGGAGTGAATTGCATACCCGGAATAATCTCTTTAGTTTCATTCAAACTCCTTTTAAAAGTATCAAGAGTTTCCTGTTGCTGTTTAACAGCTTTTTCCCTTTCAACCTTAGCTTGTTCAGCTAAAATCTGTTCTTGCTGTTGATTAATTTGTTTCAATAATTCAAAGGACTCTTTTGATTCAGTTTCTAATTCTTGCAAATCATCCAACCTACTGACCTCTCTTTCAATCTTTGCATCTGTCCAACCATTTGTGGTTGCTCTCAGGTAATTTCTTACCAAATCCTTTTGCAAATCTTTATTTTCGGCCAAAATTTCTGGAGTTATTTTAGAAAGCTCCAGTCTTTGTTTATCTATAGCTAAGAGACTCTCCAACGGTACACCCTGTTCTACATTATCCTGTAGCCACTTTACTCTGGGATCTAATGTCTGCTTATATTCTTCAACATGTTTCACAACCTGTTGCCTGAACGCATCTACCAACCCATCTGCTGTACCATCAAATTTCTCTATATCAAAATCTTGCAGAACCCCTTCATCCATTAACAACTTAGCATACGGAGTGAGAAAGGAATCTTTTTTTGAATTATCAGTGTCGGTGGATGAGGGGTCTGCAGTGTTACCATCATCATCTCCATCGGGTTCAGAAGTATCCTGTATCCCGGTGAAGTCAAATTCATTAAAAGATTCTACTCCCTGCTGTTGTTGAGTATCATCATTATTATCAGTATCCAAAGAACTCGGTTCTTCACGACCTTCCATAAAATTTGAGAATTCTCCTAAATTAGTAAGGTCAAATCCTTCAAAAACATTTTCTCCTTTATCCATATCTCTTTCCTTTACTATAAGTTGCTATTTACCGTTACAAATATAAATAAGTTAAAACTAACAACCAAATGTTATAACCTATAACAGTTCTCTACTATAAACTTAACTGATTATCTCGGTATAGAAGTACCAAGAGTTTTAACTACTTCTTTATCTAATACTGTCTTTCTGCCCCTTGTAAGTGCAGAACAGTCCATACACCTGTATACAGGATACTTAGTTGTTTGTGTGAAATAAAATTTATCTGGGATCACGTATATGTTAGACCCTGCACAAGCAGAACACAATGTCTTATCCTCTTCCATATAAATACCCATATTAGGATGTCCTTTAATCCAAGGTCTTAGCTTTAAGTATACCTCTTCCAGAATCACTACATCCTTCTTATTATACTCTTCCATATATTTAAGAGCATCTTCCTCTCCTTTCATACACCTTACCCACAATGACATCCCGGTATCCATCTTAACATCTATACCAAAGTATTGGGCAAGTGCATCCAGCTTATTTGAACTAAACCCAAAAGTTCTTTGTGCGACCTTTAGAGTATCTATTGTCCTGTAAGGTGAGGGTGGAGGTAATTCATTTAATATAAACCTTGAATTTATCTTTGGTAAATCAAAGTAATCTCCATTATGAGCTATTACTATGTCCGCCTCATCCATTAATTTCCACAAACTCTTTGCTATTCTCTCATCATCCTCTTCCTTTACCTCTATGGGGTCTAAAACATCTGACATTACTTCGGTGGAATATAACCACTTAGCTGACCATGAGAGCATAAACCACTCTGAGATGGTTTGTGGAAGATGTATATTCTGTTTCCACCGTGAAAACACGTAAGCTCTCATAAAAGCAGTTTCAATATCCAATAACAGAACTTTTGGTACTTCTGTAGTTAAAGGAAGTTTCATCCTTTTTACTATATCCCTTGCCCTAACTATCTCACCTTTAGTAACATTAAATCTTTGGGCCAGCTTTCCTTTACCCATAATCAACATATAGGGCTTCTCAATAAACTTCTCTACCAATGTTGGTACATCATAAACTACCATCTGAATATTTTTTAAGTTTTTGTACTATAAAATCTATTTCTTTCTTATTGAAATACATAGTTTGTTCCCCTGTTATAAAAGTAATCCGTAGAATTTTATTATCTACGGATGCTTTTATTATGTGATTTATATTAAGGAACTGTGAATCATTTACTTGTATAATCATAGTTACATTATCGTTTCTTTAACAAAGATAATTGTTTTTCTATAATTCTACTATTATTTACCAGAAGATTTTGGTTTGTTTCTACTTATAGTTTCAGTAGCTTTATTATGTCTTATAGTTTCTTCTGTTTGCTTTTCAGCAAGTTTAGTCTGTTTACCAGCCTTATCCTTCTCAAGCTGAAGTTTTCTTTCAGCTATTAAAACTTTCTGCTGTTCCAAGTCTAACTTCCTAGCCTCATATTCAGAATCATCTGGCTGAGGTAGTTGAGAATTATTCACAGTAGATTCTGCCCTTATGAGTGCAACTTCTATAGCTGTACTAGAGGCAAGATCTGCCTTATACTTTTCAAGTTCAAGTTGTGCTTTTGCAGTTTCTAGTCTCATCTGTTCCACTTTTTCTGCAGATTCCATCTTAGCCTGTTCCATTTGTTCCATACGTTCATTCTTCTCCTGCTCATCTATTTCAATTTTCTTAGTCATATCCGCAATGGAGTCTGATTTAAGAACCTTTATAGGAAGAAGCAATGAACCACCATTCTGTACGGCAGCGTGTGAAAGTTGTTTAATTATATCTCTAATCTCTTGATCTTGAGCAGAATTAGAAGCAAATAAATCATATTCAGAAGAAGCAAAATCTTCTCCATTAAATTCAAGGAATACCCTGCTCATATCGTCCAATACAAAGCTGAGTTTCTTTGACTTGCTTCCTGCCCACATTTGTTTTGCAGTATCAAGAAGAGCCTGTAATACCCTCTTCTTGGTCTCATCATGGATAAAGAACCACTTCTCAGTAATATGGGAAGACTGGGTTACTGATCTTTCAACACCTCCTACAGTTTCCCTATTTGAGATCTGACCCTCTCTTTGGTCTGTAACACCAGAGATCTTGGATACCTGAGTTTCTATATACTGTAACATGGTTACAAGCTGTTGTATATAATCTCCGGCAGAGGGATTCAATACTTTTCCAGTAGTATTGAAGTTACCAGCCAATTTACCAGTAGCATTTCCCTTAGAACCCTCATTAAAACTATCCACTACGGAATAACCCATGAGTTCCATATAATACATCCACTGCTCTACATCCCAATCATCTGGTTTCTTTGCAAGATCTATTTCATATATGGCTCCTTTGTATTTAGCAATAGCCAATTCCAAACGGAACATATAAATATTATACAGATACTGGTAGGGCTCCATCCGTCCCATTAAAGACTCCTTATAATCAGTTCCCACATAACCAAGAAAACACATGGAAGGATTATCAAAGTGTCTCATCTGTATAGGTCTAATCCTACATCTTACAAATATATTCTCACCTAACTTGGTTCCTTCCATAGCCTCATTGACCCAATACCATTCTATCCATTCTCCAAAATCTTTATTGGGTTTGTAGTTTTCTGGAACTACTCTAATCTGTTCATCCCCAAACTCATCAAAGTAATGAAGATTGCCTATTTTCTTCCTGCCTAACCACCTTACTCTTACAACTCTTATATTTCCCTGAGCATCAAAGGGTAATCCATATGAAGTATTAACTTCTATAAGGTCATTTATATCCCTGAGCTCTCCTCCCCAATTTAAATTGCTGTATATAGGAGGTTGTTGACTACCATGATTTAAAACTCCATCAGAATTACCATGAATCCTGTCATACCCAGCTTCCAAAGAATCTATCTGGTCTGGTTTTAAATCAGAATGGAACTCATCAATTACTTTTCCTATAGGTTCATAAGATATTTCAAGTATAATATCTGAATCTTCTATTCTATGGGATGCTCCTCTTCTGAGAGTATACACATTTCTGGGATCACATCGTACCACTACAGGCTTTCCTCCAAAATCATCTATCCTGTATACTTCCCAAGAAGACTTTAAAGCTGTTTTAAATCCTTGATTAAATTTTTCCTGAAGCTTCTGTTCCTTCCATAGATACTGTAGTATCCTCATGGCTGTCAATTCATTAGCTTCCTTGTATTCGTAGGTGTAATATTTGGATATCCCTTTTAACTTCTTCTCTAAGTCCTTTTCATCCAATGCTTCCTTCTGTATCTGTTCTACAGCAAACCTCATTATATCCTCTTGAAGTGAGGTAGCGTAATTGGAGTGTGCGTCTTCATTTCTGGAAACTACTGACCAATCAAATCTCCTTTTAATTTCCTCTCCTGCAAGGAGATCTATCTTAGGAATAGTGATTGGGTAATTCTTTAGGGTAGCAGGAAATACTCCTGAGTCTAACTGTAAAGGATTTAACACATCGTGCATTTGGTCTTCATGTATAATATCATCATACATATCATACCAGATTTGCATCTTTTTCTTTAATCCCAATTCCCCATTATTCTGCATAAATGCCATCCTTTCAGCAGAAAGGACATTCTCCTCAAACCACTTTTGAGTCTTTTCTCTTGTGGGTATCTTCTGAGGAGGAAAGTATGTGTAGTGCTTAGACTTTTCCATCTTACAAAGATATAATAAATTATTGTCTTGTCAAAGAAAATCTTCTTTTTAGATTTCCTATATAACCTTTAAGATCATTTTTAGATACCTGATTATAAGCCTTAGACCAAAATTTATCCTTAGATACGGTTTGTAAATTTGAATTTCCAGTCGCTTTGGCTATCTCAATAAATCTTTCTTTATCAGCCCGGTATATCATAAGTATTAACATGGAAGATACCCTGTCAGCATTTATATCCATACTATATGATATAAGTTCCTGAAGCAGAGCAGGACTCCTTATAAAGCTTGAGTTCTTTTTACCTCTTTCTTCTTCTATATTAGTAACAGCGTCTTTCTCCAAGAAAGTCTTAAACAGATTTATTGCAAACAGTTTCATGGTATCTGTACTCATATTTACTCCCAATGACCTGTTACCTACAGTATCTCCCTTAACCAAATTAGTTTCCTTCAATATCTCTGGTGTTTCTGCCAAAAGGAATAAGGAATTCCTATTCTTAAAGTAACCATATAGTCCCTTCTTATTATTCTCATACAATATTCTGGCATTATAGTATATGGCAAGTCTCCTTAAATTTTCATAATAATGTTCAGCAAGATAAGTCCTTGCCACATACTCTGCCACTATACGGTCTGTCCAAGTATCCAACACATGGGAAGACTGCAAAGATCTCCTGAAGTTATCATTCCCATCATCATCTACCGGGTCATTGGATATAATGTACCTATTTGAAATAGCCCTTCCTGAATCATCTAACTTTGGTTTCTCAAATATCTCTACAGGAGCATCCAAGTCCACTCCCTTCCTTGTAGGGAATTCCCTGATTGGCAGTTTATTGGATGGTTTGGCAATTACTGTACTCTTATCTGACAACTCCAAATCCACCTTCCAGCTTGCATCCAACAGTCTTTTATTGGACTCAAGTTCTGCTAAATCAGATCTTAACTGGGTAATATTAAAGAAGTTACCCTCTAACCTCAGAAAGATTTCAGAAGGCTTTATGGGCCTGTTAATCATCTCAGTAAGAATCCTTACCTTATTTGCAGACTTATTTGCCTTCTCCCTCTGATTCATACAGAACTTCAAGGCCATCTTTTCATCTGTAATGAAGTTCTCTCCATGCTTAAACCTGTTCAATGTATGGGTTGCGGGAAGAAAATATCCTATATCTCCCTTATTCTCCCAGACATCATCAAATATAAGACAATCATAATCCTGAGGATTATAGAAGATTTCCTTGGCAAACAAAGCAGCACCAGATGAGGTTAATCCTCCAGTACCCGCAGCGTATATAACCAGCCTCTTGTGCTGGGCTGCAGCCTGAGTAGACTCAATAGCTCCCCAAGCTTCCATGATATTTCCCATGAACCCCACCTCATCCAGAAAAACCCTGTTAGGTCTGGTTCCATTGGCAGCTAAAGGATTATCTGCGAATGTCCTGTGGTGAAGTAAACTCTTTCTTGTATTCTGCCAGAACTTATTGGGTGCAAGAGATCCAGACACTTCTACCTGTAATGGAGATGGATATACTTCACTCTCTCCAAACACATTCACTATACTTACTGATCCTGGAAGATACTCATATGCAGTCTTGACCTTATTCAACAAGTCATTGCTATACTTGGTATCTATAGCTCCTACAACAGACTCAGAAACATTGTTTGCAGTATTCTTATCCAGATACTTGTCATAGTCTCTAGCTCCGTCAAATAACAGGTTATGGAGAATTAACGCACTCATCCAATAAGATTTACCCCCACCTCTGGATTCCAAATCTATTATATTCTTGGCACTATTCTCATATAAAGCCTTCCCAAGAGATTTCTTGTGCCTTCGTCTAAGATACTCCCTTGCAGGAATATACTTCTTTCTCTTGAGATCCTCTTCTGTTACCCAATTATAAGACAAAGCAGTTTCTTTCTCAGGCCCATACCATCTGTTACAGGTATATTGGGTATCCAGTTCAAATCCTGAAAAACCACACGCCTCGCTAAATACATAAGCCTTATCCCACTCTATATCCCTTAACCAAGGGAGTCCTATGGAAGTAACAGTTCCACCATCATCCTCAAACTTGATATTATGAAAATTCACATAATAATAAAGCTCTGGGGGCATCCATATTCCATTAGACCATTTACCCTCTATGCAATATCTCTTATGTTCCCTCCAGAATTGTATCCTATCATACTTCTGTGAAATAGGATGGAATTCAGGTATCTTATCTAGTTTAAACTCCCTTAACACATAATCAAACATACATTTTTTAAATTTCTCCACTATCCGTTAATGATTTAGGTCTGTTACCTTTACCTCTGGCATCATCCTCATTCTTTAGTTCCTTCACTATCTTGAAGTATTCCTGATACAGCTTATAGGTATTGGCCAGCATCTTATCCAACTGGTCTGCAGTACCTTTGACTATCCTACCTTCATTATTGTAATGATCCAACGTAAAGTCTTGAGAGTGAATGAATTCATCCCTATTTCTCAAGGTCTTGTCCCAAGATATGAGGGATTTCTCAGCCTGTGAAAGGACTGTATCCTCCACTCTGTCTATAAGAGACTGATACTTCTTCCAATTAAAGTCCTTATCCTTTATAAAGTCCCTTGCAAGGATAACATCCTTATCCGGTAAATTATAAAATTCAGACTTGGGATGAATAAGCAGGAATACAGCCCACATTATCTTTGAGGTCTTTTCCTTATTCTTGGAATCATCCTTATTATATATATCCCTGAATATAATCTTATACTGGGGATTATATTCCCAAAAGTTATTCCCTTCCTTAAAATTATCCAATACCATGTTTTTTCCTCCTTGCTTCTTCTATAACGCTGGCTATAGACTCTTTACCATAAAAAGTGCCCAGAAATCTCAGGTATAAGGCATTTACAGGATTAGATTCTATAACAGCCTTTAGAGTTTCCCACATAGAGGAAGTCATATCCTCCACATCCTGTATAGATACATTCTCTTCCTGAGCTACTTCCTTATTAATAGTCCTTATCTTACTCTGAGTTGGTGACATAAAACTTTATTTCTATTGAAAAATCATCCTCTAACTCATTAATATCCTTTATATCCAACAAAGGAATCAAGTCATTCTCCTTAGTTACAAGCTTATATCTCCTCAATCCAGACAGATTATTATTAAAAGTAGCCTGAGTCATATTCAAATTCTCTTGAATTTGCCTTCTATTCTCTGTGGAAAATAGTATAGCCCTTCTCTTATTCTTAGAAAGAAAAGAAAGTTCCGCATTTTGTTTCATAAACTCAGCCAAAAGATCTAATTCCTTTGGCCTCAATTTATTTATGGGGGGAAAGCTTCTTAAAACCTCAAGAACTTGCCTGTAGAACCTCTTATTACTAGTCTTTAGCGGTATCTTCATCCTTAAACTCTCCTCTAATTCCTATAATGTTATCACTTTCCTCAAATACTTCAAGCAGTTCCTGTCTGGTAACCTTATTAAGGTAATAGACTTCAACAAAATTATCCTTCATAAGCTGTACATGTATCTTTCCACCCTCCTTATACCTTACCGCAAACAGTCCAGTCTTTAACTTACTGTCTGGATTCAACAATATTACATATTTATATGGATCTACCAACATTTTATTCATATCCCTTATTTTATATGGTGGAACTGCACTCCAAACTCCTTTAATTTTCCAGTACGGCCTATAACTGTTCTATATCCTATATAATCAAAGAAGACAAACCCCTTCTTTACCAAAAACTCCACACACCTATTCTTCAGATCCTGAAATTGATCTTCCGAAAGATTACTCAGCTCATTATCAGCAGATATAATTCCTGCTTCAATCAATTGGCCTTTTGAAAACCAGTTGATTTTTCCTTTTAATTCTCCATTATCTCTTACCATACTATTCCCTTACTGTATCTCTTTCTGCAAATACATGTTCAGATTCTTTGGAGTGCCCAGTCAGGTGACTGTAAAGTGCCTTAATCATCTCTTTCTCCCTACCTTTAAACATAGTTCTGAATCCTGATTTCTTAGCCTCCTTATTACACTTCTGCAGAATACTCATAAAAGTATCCAAATCATTGTTCTCCTTTGCTTTAGAGAATGTTATTGTTACACTGTGTTCATAGTCTACATTAATCATACATTATTTCCCAATTAGTTTAAAAAATAACTCCACTCCTTTTGGGGTCAATGCTGTTACTTTCTCCCCATCCCATAAGGGACTTGTATTTACCAACTCTATATCCCTGTCTCCAGTCAATTTAATCCTAGAACCATCCAACGTAATATACGTTCTTTCAGGGATCATATCCACCAACTCCACCTTTTTAAGTGGAGTGGTGTGATCTTCAAAGAAACAATCCAATACTATACTCATTTTTCAGAAATTTCAATATTCTTACTGTACTCTTCTTTGTGCGGTATATAGACTTTAAGAACTCCTCTTTCCAGTTTAGAGGTAATTTTCTTTACATTTTGATAATGTTTTATATCAAAGTAAAGAACAAAATCATCTGTAAAATCATTGTCACTATCAATACTACTTTTATATGTAACAGTTAATTTATCTTTATCTACACTTATATCTAAATCCTTAGCTGCAACTCCCGGAACAGATACCAAAATATAAGTACTTGACTTATCTGAAAATTCCTTGCTTTTAATAAAAGGGGGGCATGGTACCCATCCTACACCATTAACAGTTGATGCTATTACATATCCAGACAATGCTGGACTATTTGTAACAGAATCCGTTGAATAAAAATGACTCATACTCATAATATAAATTTTTAATTATTATTACTCTTTTTATAGGGCCCATAACTCTTAATAACATCCCTCTCAACTCCATCTATGGTTTCTTTCCCCTTCTCTTTGGATACATAAAAGAACCTTCCTCTCTTTCTAGCTTTCAAAAACTTGGCAAGGGCTTTCCTTTTAATCCTAAATTCCTCATAACCCATACCTTCTGGCCTTCTTCCAGATATAAGGGCAGATACCATATCTTCAGTAACTTCCAAATCCTTATTAAATTTAATCTCTTCCATCAATTAACCAATTTACTTGTAAAAGACTGTTTCTTTAAAGACTGATCAAAATTATCAGGAGATACTGCAATAAGAATATTTCCCCTGAATAACCTAGCCACTTTAAAATCATCAGACAATTCATATGGCTCTGCGCCCCCTTTTACATCAAGAATAATATCTCCCTCCTTTAAGTCCGTCACATTAGAACCTACTGCAAGCACAACCATATGGTCAAACCTCAGTTTATTCTGAGCAGTAGCAGGAAGAATCAGGTTAGAACCTGTTCTCTCCTCTACAACCTTAGCCAGCACTCCATCACTAGCCAATAAAACCTTCGTAAAATCTTTAATTCTTTCCATTTGCTAATTGTTAATTGTTAATACTGGAACAAAGATAATAATAAATATTATAACTTGCAATAAAAGTTGTTATAAATATTAACAAAAAACAAAAAAAGTTCAGAGACATAACATCTCTGAACTAGGCATAGTTAGCAAATAGGCTAGTATTAAGAAACTTAGCCTATATTTTAATAGAGGAGTAGTTATAATACAAACTTATTATACCAATACAACTGGACATAATGCGAAGCATCTCCTCCCTTGGTAATTTTGCTTCGAATTTTGTCAACCCTAAAGAAACTGCGAGATTTTACGCAGAAGAAACTTTCCGCCCAGTGATGTTTCTTTTTAATTTTAACGAGCTTTGCCCGATCCAACTATGTGCCTTTACTTGATTCATCAGAGGCTTCTGCTCTGAATGGACATAGAAGTATTGTATCAATATACTGGTACAAATATAAGAATAAAAAATAACATATGCAAGAGAAAAGTGATTTGGTTATAAACCTAATTGATTTTTTTGGTATATTTTAGGGACTTGAACAGGTATCCCCCCTTCTTTATATATAAGAAAACACCCCCCATACCTTTTATATATATAAAAATCCCATGTAGATGAGATAGTGAGAGGCTACTACACTAAGCCTCCCCCCACATTTTCAAAAAGGGGCGATACCACCTAAGGTATTGTCATAAAACCACGTATGATGAAAGAAGTAGAGTTCACCTTCCAGAAATCTGGAAGCAATGCCCAAGGTAATTGGGCAAGAGGTACTATCACCCTATCCGGGTGCATAGTGCCGGGGTTCATAAACCCAACACAGGAATTATTAGCAACCCTCACTGAGGGTTGTGTAGTAAAAATACCACTAATGGCCTTCAGGCCGTCAGCATAGTGGTGAGGGCGAAAGCCCTCTGGCTGGCCTATTCCTTGTACAAGGGAGTAGGCTGGCTGGCTGATTAGTTGTACAAAACTCCCCGAAGGATACAGATCCTTCGTAAGTTACTCTCGAAGTGAAACAAAGTGTAGATATGTAGCATATGCTAAATAGAAATATGCTAACTTCTGTGTTATATAGTTGAAACACAGTGGCTTGTGAGGTTGCCACTCAAATACCCCATCCTTTTTGCAAGTTTTTAGATCAATAAAACTTGCTCACTTATTATTATTATAAACTTTAACCTTCTGGAAGCTCACCGGGATATAGTGCTGAGGCATGATTATTACGTGATTGCACCTCTGAGAGTTAAGTTTATTTTAAATTAGTATTAACTCTAAAAACCATTATATTATGAAGATTGTAGAATTAATAGCAGTTACTTCTAAGGGATTTAGGGGTGATTACAAAGATTTAGCTCTTGAAATAGAGCAGAATCTAATGGAATACTATGTTCCATTCAATATGCCTTGTGCTCTCTCTACTCCCAGATTATTCTGGGATTGGCTGTCTGAACATAATAACTTTGAACTCCATAAAGAAGCTCAGAGTGGGATAGTTCCTGAATTGCCTACCCAAGAATATAAAATGTGTACAACTGTACACAATGATAAGATCAATGGCATAAAGGTAATGACTTGCCCTTACAACAAGGCAAATGATCTTTATAAACTGTTGAGGGGTCAGTTTATATTAAATGAAAGCAATTTCTCTGTTAGCTGGACAAAAGATTTAGAATCTCAGACCAGAATAACTGTAGTGTTTGTGTGAGACTTATATAGACCTAAGCATGTCATAAAACTGCTCTTCACTTTGTTAATAAGAAACTTAATAACTTTTCATATGAAAAAAATAGTATCATTTATTCCAACTCATTATTTTTGTAATAAAGATAAAAAATGGGTTGAGTTAGAAAAAGAAGAACTAAGCTGGATAGAAGACACTCATTGGATGTCTTTTGTTTCTGAAATAGTAGAAGTATCTCCCGAAGTTATTGCAGTATTCTGGAAAAAGGAGGTTAAGACAGGTACTACTTTTACTTTGTATAAAGGTAAAATAGGGTATGTTAAGTCTTATAACAAATTTATCCAATTCATTCCATCTGAAGAGTTTGATTTTAATACAGGAACTTGGAATGGTGATTCGTTACTTCTACACAAGTGCTGGATTGATCTGAATATCTTTAAAAATATGGGAGATCATATTAAATTTGTTAGAATAATCAGTGAGAATCCTGCTATTGCAGTGATTGGATTTGATGGTCTGTTTAAATCCAATATCAGAATGTTTAAAGTACAGTATAAATATGGTTCTGAGTAATATGACAAAGAAACAGATTATTGCTGTATGTTTTATTCTCTTTACTTTCATAGGATCAATGGCTTTTGAATCTTATGAAAGTAAAGTTCTTCTTAAAGAAGATAATAAAACTATAAGAGCCAGAGTATTTGCAAAGTGTATGGAAAGAAATAACTTTGAATATTCTGACTTTAATTGTGAACTGTGCCAAGACTCTGCACTTCAGATTATTCCTTATGACAGAAAAGAAATTAAGGAATTCAAGAAGAAATACAGAAAGTATATTAAATGGGCTAAAACAAAAGCTATAGAGCCCGCAACTGAAGAAGAATTTATTCATTCACCTTTTAATAATTAAAAACCATGATTTTAGAAGAATTAGCAAGAAAAGTAAAACCTATGACCTTGGGAGGAAGAGGTAAATCTGTGAGAGTTAAGAAAAAAGCTATAAAAGCTTTTGAAAAGCTCCAGATAAATGAATTCTTAGACCAAAATAATGAAGTCTTTGACTTTGATCAGGATTTTATTCCTGATTTGGCTTGGTAGTAAGTTTTTTGTTTTCATTGATTCATTATGTAAGTTACCAACCTCGCAAATGTGGGGTTGGTTTTTATTTTATTAATTGATTAAAAACCACTATTATGGGAGAAATTAAAACAAATGATTTTGATAGTCTTGAAAAAACAATGGCTAAATATAAACATTGGACTAAAGAAGAAGATGAGTTTTTGTTAAAATACAAAGAACTGGCATCATTGCAAACTATAGCAGACTTCTTTGGTGTAAACTTTCATGCTGTAAACAGCAGGATTATTAGAGTAAGAAAAGGTTTACTAAGTAAGTACCACAGTCCTCTCAAGAATTCAAAAACTAGGGAGGAAATGCAAGACTTTCTCAATTTTTTAGAAAAGGGTACTGTACAAAAAGAAGTAAAAGTACAAGTACAAGATAAACCAGAGGAAACAAGTGAAGAAGCCTTTACCTATCAAATTGTATCTGCAAAAGTAATTTCCATAACTTCAGGAGAGGTTATAATTGGAAACTATAAAATTAGTGGTTCTTTTAGTTTAACACTTATCTAAAATGGGGAAGAGTTTATTTACACAAGAACAAGATCGCATAATACAGAATTATGTGACCTTATTTGCTCATAATCTTAAATTAGGCTTTGAGATTTGTAGTTTTGAACTAAACTGTAAGCCTTTGCAAGTACAGGCAAGATGGTATAATTTACTGAGAAAGAAAGAATCTTTGTTTCTTACAGGTAACTCTGTGTCTGCTCATGTAAATACCAAGAATGTTTTTAGAAACAAGCCAAGACCAGAATATAAAGTAAACAAATTAAAAGTTTCTTTAATGTCTGGTACAGTAACCATGTCTAGAAACAAGTAGTCTTTTGATATAATAGTCCAGAGGGACATTATATATTATTATTCATATAAGTATTATTTAAATTTTGAAAAATACCAGTTGAAATATACTGGTATTTTTTATTTTGTTTTTTCTTTATTCAAACATATATGAAAAAAGTGATTTAGAGTCAGCAAAGTTTATATTAATAGACTTTGCTTTTAGATACACCATACCATGAGATAATAAATCTTGATAAGGTAGAGGTATATAAAGCTATAACAATTATTAATCTTAGTTATAGTGATAACTATTTAATTATAGTTATCCTTAGGTTGAATTTATTCAATTTAAGTGTGGCAGCAACTAATAGTTGCCTCTGATATAGAGATATATTCAGAGTAGTTTCGTGGGTTTAGTGGTTTTTTCCCTGAAACATTGTGCGATCTGGAGTGATTACCAGAGATATAGAGAGTTTTTTATTATTAATTATTAATCTTTAAATTTTAAATGTTATGTTTAACTCGATTGTTTTAGTTTCAGTAAACCAGTTTTCTCAGGGTAGTTTGGACAAAAATGGTAACGTTCCTGTAATTCTTAATGTAGTAGCTGGTTCAGCTCCGAATAGAAATGTAATTTCTGGTACGGTAGCTGAGAGAGCAGGCTTTGAAGTAGGTAAAACTTATCTTGCGTCAGTAAGGGAAGTTGAAGCCAATGAGTATGGTCGCCAATTTGTTTGGAACAAGCTGTCAGAAGCTACTGTTCTGGATATTATCAAGGGCCAGAAAGAATTGGGAACAGCAAAGATCATCAATGTAAATGCTGGTGTAAGCATGGAGGCTGATCCTGAAGCTGCCGCTCGCAGAGAACTTGCTTCTGAATAATACTCTTTGAGTATTTAGGATAGATAAGTATATATACTTATCTATCCTTTCTTTTTTGTTATTAATAATTACCTTATAGATAATACAAATGAATTTACTTAACGAAATTAAAGAAATTGGATCTCTTTTTAAAGGGAAAAAACCAGACACAAGCTCAAAAGATTATGTACAAAAAGCCCTTAAACTAAAGAAAAAAGAGAGGGAAGCACTTGAAAATGCTTTACTGTACATAGATGAAAAAAATGATCCTGAATTTATAGCTACTAAGGGTTTATTTACCAAAAGAGCCTTAGGTTTGCAAAAGAAACATCACAGTAGTATATCCATACTTAAAAAATTGAGGAAACTCAAGGATGTTAAGCATGTATACTCTATGTATTAAAATATATACTGTCAAGACACTCTTTTCAATTAATTTTAAACAATTTATTTATTAATCAGTTTTGATATTAGTTGTAGTTTGGAATGATTGAGTGCTTGGAGATATGATGTGGAAATTATAGTCGAGACAGTATTAACTAAACCAAATAAGCTCATTCAGTTGTGATCATGTTAAAACAAGAACTGGATATTGCCTAGTATATAGAATAGATGAGAGCTATGTAATCTTTTCTGTAGTGAGTTTATACCGTAAGGGAGATTAGAGTGTAGTAAACTTATTTGGTTTTATTTTTATTTAAATGATTTATTATGATAGCAATTCCTGTTATTTTGGGTTTAATTGTAATCTTTTCTATAATACTGTTTTATGGAGTTTTAGTACAAGGATTACTTATTTATAAATTTTATTATTGGTTTTTACTACCAGTATTCTCTGATATGCCCCACATAACTTTTGCAATGGCTATGGGGCTATCTCTTGTTATTTCTTTGTTTAAGACTACTAATGTTAATGATATAAAGAAAGAATATAAAGAGGAGAATACTAAATATGTATTACTTTTAACACCTTGGTTACTGTTATTATTAGGGTGGATAATTAAACTAATAATTTACTAAAAAATAGAATCCCTACTGAAGACAAACAGTAATAACAAATGGTGAGAATATAACATGTCGTGCGACTGACTTAAAAGGCTTCAAATCCATTTTCGTTACAATCCTGAGCTAACAGGATGTTGTTTGGGGTAAGATACTAAATGGGTAAACCTATGCAAACTCACCGAAAGGGAGATGAAAACAACAGTATTCCACTTTAGCATTGTGGATAGGGATTCTTTTAAAATATAACAATCATCTGATTTGTAACAAACAGATGAAAAAAGTAACAGCCTACTTGAGGTGAAGAGACAAGACAGGGAGCAGTCGTTTTATTGATAGACTGTGGGTGAAGGGGTGACACACTCAGGCAAAACACCTATACTGACTTTTATCTATTAGCATCATCCAATAGATGTTTAGGTTTGTATAAATATATGTGCTTTAGCGAGAAGATAAACACATATCCACTATTGGGGTGGCAGATGGTTGTTTTAAAACAATTAGACCGGGTGGCGGAATTGGTAGACGCTGCAACCGAACGAACTTACCAGTAATCATATTCGATAGCGGAGCGAAAGCAAAGAAGCAATCATTCAATATGACGAATCGGTTAAGATAATTTATACAGGTTCGAATCCTGTCCCGGTCACTAAGTCTCTAAACTATATAATTATGAAGACAGATAAAGAACTAATAGAATTACTCTTTAAAGAAGTTAAAAAAGAATTTAGTTACATTACTTATTTTAATAAATCAGGTGGAATTTGTATAATATGTAATAACTTGCATAAGGATTATAAAATATCATATAAAGAATATGATCGCCTAACCTCATTATTAATCCGATACAGTGTAAAATATGGTATAGTTATAAGAAAAGATTTCTTTTGGTGGAAACCTTATAGAAAATTACCTAGAGTTAGATTTTTAAAAAGAGTTTTAAAAGATATAAATTATGAAAAACAAACCAATATTAGCATCTGATTCTTTTTTATTAAAAGGTACTAGGTATCCTAATGCTATAAGTACAAAATTTGATAACAGAAGAGTTACAGTTATTAAACTTGATGATGGATTTGGTGTAGAATTTAGAAGTATTCCCAAAGATTCAGATAGTATTAAAGCTAAGTCTAGAATTATACTTGGAGTTACATCTAAGATTGTACATGGAAAAATGCTTGTAACACAACTTAAACTAACTAAAGAAGCTGCTGAGATACTTATGTTGTCCTTAGCAGATCAAATGGGTTTTAAAATTTATTACACAGAAAAAAATCATTAAAGATTAAATTTATGAAAACTTGGAAAGATATTTATAAACTCCCTTTTAGATTTAAGTCTGATTGGGAGGAAAAAGTTGGAAGAGTAGTTGATGCTAAAGGCCAACTTATTTTCCAATTTATAGAAAAAAGTAGTTTTGTTAAGAGTATGTTATTAAGTAATATAAATGGTATAGATAAGTTTGGATTTAATTGGAAATTTAACTATAACCCAGAAAACCAACATGTAAGTTATATAAAAGATAATAAAGAGGTAAATATTATCTTAATTCGTGGTTGGGGAAATCTTATTGGCATAGGCGGTTATAACTTAGCTCCAGAAGAGGCCGCCAATATACAGGATACTTTAGGTGAATATATTGTAGAAAAACTTAATATGAAAAATCATGAAAAAGAAAAGAAATAAATTATTAAAGGAACAATACTCTAAGGTCAGTGACAAAATAGAAGTAATTACCCTTCTAAAACTTAAAGAAGACATAGAAGAAAAGATTCGTGAGAAAGATCCTAATGCTCTAGTTAAATATGAACTTGAACGACTTCAAGATGATGATGATGTAGTTGAGCAGAAGCCTAAAACATGGGAGGAGATTCAGGCGTGGAATGTAACACAAGGGAATAAAACACAATATTATACATCTCTAGTAGGAAGAATAGTAAGTCTTGATATTAATGGTAGGACTTTTATTCATACAACAAAATCATGTGTACCCTCCGAACGCATTGCCAAAAAAATCAGAGCATTGTGCCAGATGTATACTATTGCAAATTTTTACAATGACGGGTGGAAGCCGGATTATAAAAAAAATGGACAGATAAAGTACTTCCCGTATTGGGATAATTACTATGAAAAACTTGGTATTATGTGTTCCGGTACAGGAAGTGACACTATACCTGCTTTTGAGTCGAAGGTATTCTTAATGAAAGCCTACGAACACAACAAGGAAATCTTTGAAACAGCATTGAAGCCTTAGTTCAAACAGGATGGAAACATTTGATTTATCATTCAGAGACAAAATAGGTAAAAATGTAACATTATCCGATGAAGGGGAATATTATTGCGGAGATTATATTTCGGGTAGATTTTACACAGGTATATTCGGAGGTAGTTTTTATAAATCAGACGGTATCTACTTTAAGGTGGATAATCAAATGATAAAAATGGATGTTACTACAAAAATAACATTCGGTGAGTAGTGTGCTACGGTATAACATTACCTTTTAGTCCACCTCTGGACTAATTCAAACAGGTGGAAATTGAACTTTTAAAAATTAGATAAGTATGAAATCAAGTGAATTAAGAATTGGGAATCTGGTAAGAATAAATAATGATTTATTGCCCGAAACTCGCAGGGAAACATGTAGTGTTTATGGTGTGAATGAAAGATTTGACAATGAATTTCCAGACTCAACAGGAGTAATTTCATTGCGTAACATCCGAAACACTAGAACATACAGCCAGTTTGATGAATTTATTGAACCTATCCCATTAACTGAAGAATGGTTGTTGAAGTTTGGTTTTAAAGATCGGTACGACTATTGGAAAAAGGGAGGAGTTAAAATGGTTTGGTCATCTCGAATTGTAAGAACTGGTGAAAGATTAGGCATTAGACACAAAAAATGCGATCATATCGTATACGTTCACCAGTTGCAGAACTTATACTTTGCTCTGACAGGCGAGGAATTGATAATTACTGAATAGTTCACCTATGGACTGATTCGAATAGGGTGGAAGTTGAACCTTAAAAAATTAAAAATATGTATCAAAAATGTCCTATTTGCAATGGAACGGGAGTTATACCAACTCCGAACATAACATCATGCTTTAAAACATGCGATACTTGTAACGGGAAGAAGATTATCAGCAGTACAACAGGGCTACCGCCCATGTTCCCCATTATAAGCAATGAAGATTTAAGAGATGATGACAACATGGAAACACAGCGGAAGTATTAACTAAAAACAAATACAAAAATATCATGGAAATTTGGGATAAAACAGATGCAGTAAAGTATGCAATTAAGAATTTAACCTACGTAGAGTTTGACGAGGAAACAACAAATCAATTAACGGATGAGATTGTTGAAAATCTCAATATCCTCGAAAACGCTAACCTAAAGGCATTTATAAACCTCATAAAAGGCGATCCGGGAAAGATAACGGAACCTGCCTCAATATTGGTTAATACATTAAGTGACAGAGAGTATCTCCTTTGTATGCACTTTGCCAATAAGATCATTGACGCAATGATTGAGTATGCTCATAGGCTCGTTAGGGTAACTGAAATGCAGTACGAGGAAAGGATGAGTTCTGGAAAACTGACCAGAAAAGGGTTTGCAAAAATGGTAAAAGACGCACCAAGCATTGACAATAGAAGTGCCTATGATTTAAACGAAACCGGAGGATTTAAACGTAAAAACAAATAACATGATACTTGAAATTTTGAAATACGGATTTATGGTACTTGTTGCTGGGGCACAAGTATTCTTTGTAGGCATATTCCTATTAGGATTTTGGAATGGGTTTACATACGAGGTGGGTAAAGAAGGTAGTAAGTTTCATATGTGGTTTACCCTGCTTCCGTTTAAGAGGTTTTTTAAAAAGAAACCAAAGTTTGATTCTGATACCGAATTATGGGTAAGAGGAGCTGTTTCAGCAACATTTAAGGGATATTCTGATTGGATTCACTCTGACAAATGTCGGATAAGGAACAGATACACTCTCGATGATGTTACGGATAATGTTGAAATATACTCACTGGACAAAGATGTTGATTCCCTGTTAAAGACAATTCAAGCAAAACTTTATGAATATGGAATAAAGTGGGATATTAAGCATTGGGAAGATGCCGATAAAGAATAGTTCACCTATGGACTATTTGTTCAGGGTGGAAGTTGAACCTTTAAAAACAAAATATGAAAAAGAGATTATTTGAAATCATTGATGAAATGAATGTTTCAGACATTGAGAATGATACGCAATATGTTGCCGTAAGCAGCAACTTTATATCAGCGGATAAAATAAAGCAAGGCGCAAGAATATGTATGGGCGCACCTGAATCTGTTATCATGGATATTATTTCAAGGAAATATATTCCCGTACTGCTACTTATTGACAGCGAAGAATATAGCAAGCGTAACCAATAAAACTGAATGCTATGAATATAGAAGAGCTCGTAAGAGATAAAGCTCGTAAAGCAGCAGACTTCTCACAGTTTAAAAGTAATCACATTTATGACCACAAAAGTTATGAAGATGGTTTCTATGAAGGTATGATGCAATCTTTCTGTATGCACAATGTTGTGCTCGATATCACGGGTGGTTTTACTTGTGATAATTGCGGTTGCCATCCCAATGTGATATACACAACAGTCAGTGGTAGATTTTGCGAAAGGTGCAAGCCATCAAGTTAATAGATCATATTTTAACTTTTAATATTATAAAAATGATTATAACACATGAGTTTATTGGGTATCTAGGCTCTGTTTTTACAGATGCTAGTGGTAGAACAATTGAATATAGTAATATAAAAGGTCTGATGTTACGCAGTGGTTCTAAGACAGGAAAGATTGTGGATACTGGGTATGAGAATGTTTATGAGCATGGATATAGTGGTGGTTATATTCGTTATGCCTTTGTGGATAAAGAAACATTGGATATAGAAGATTTAAAAGATAATCAGAAATTTGAAGTAATATAATTAAAATTAAAAGTAACAAGAAATAATTAATTATGATGGACACAATTATCACTGTTTATTGTATTATTGGGTTTGTTTGGGCAGTTATAGTTTTTTATGCTATTTACTCAGTAATAGAGTTTTTCCCAGAAAAATTAATTTATGCTCTTTGGGAGGGTATATTTTGGCCTTATAGTATTTACCAAACCTTTTCCAAATGACTCTATTTGATTTTTATGAAGTATACCTGATTATAGGTATGATAATGGCTGTTATTACTTTTATTTGGTTTGTAATAAGCCCAATGAGGTTTAAAAAGCTGTTTGTTGGATCAGAAAGGATAAATTTTAATATTTGGGATACTCTGTTAGTTTGTGTAACAAGTATTATATTTTGGCCATTCTTTGTATTATTGATTATACTAACATTTATAAGTAAGAAATGAATAATATTATTTATATGGAATCTACTGTAGCAATGATGTTATATCATCAAGAGCTAGCAAATCCTGAAAGAGCTCAGGATATTATAACTAATTCTATTATGAAGGAAACTTCTAAAGAACCTAAGGTACGTTATTTTATATTGAATCATTTAAGTGAACCAAGATGAAAAAGTTATTTATTATTGTAATCCTATTATTCTCATTTAGTTTTGGATATTCCCAACCTTTTGCAGGAAAAACTAAGCATAAGCCTTTGTCTGGAAAAATGACAAAAAAGCAGATAAAAAATGCAAAGGAGGGAAAAACATTCTATTATAGAAATGATAGAGGACATGTAGTTAAAAGGAAATAATTATGATTTATTACATAGACACTCAAAAGAAATTATTTGAATCAGATGAGATTAAAGAATCCACTATTCAGGAGTGCCTTGAATATTTAAAAGATCTTCCTTTTATATCTTTAGATACTGAAACAGAGGGATTTGATCCTTATATGGATAGAGTCCTTCTGCTTCAGTTAGGAAATAAAGAGAACCAGTTTGTAATATCTAGTAATATGGATTATAAGGTATTCAAACCTATATTGGAAGAAAAGTTGATTCTTGGACAGAATCTTAAATTTGATTTGAGATTTTTATACAGAATGGGTATTTACCCTACAAAAGTATATGATACTTATCTTGCTGAAGTTAAATTAACTCAGGGGATAAAGAACATAGAAAGAAACTTACAAGCCCTAAATGATAAGTACGTTGGAGACGGTATTGTTGATAAATCTTTAAGAGGTTTGATACATAGGGGAATAACTGATACAGTCATTAAGTATGCAGCTGGGGATGTAGAAAATCTTGAAATTATAAAGGAAAAGCAATTAGAAACTGCTGAGAAACTAAACATGGTTAAAGCCATTAATTTGGAGAATAACTTTGTATTAACTCTAGCTTATACAGAATACTGTGGTATCTATATAGATAAAGATAAATGGATTGAGAAAGTAAAGGCCAGTGAAATAAAATTAAATGAGAGTCTAGATGTTTTGAATAAATACATTCTAGACAGTAATATGTATGAATATATAGAGCCACAACTTAATTTATTTTCTTCAGAAAGGGTAGTCAATCTTAATTGGAATAGTGAGACTCAGGTAAAGAAGTTATTCAAAGGATTAGGTATAAGCATTACAACTATAGAAAAGGGAGTAAAAAAAGAGTCTGTAGAAGCAAAAGTATTGAAACCCCAAGAAAGTAGCTTTCCAATAATTTCATTATACCTTGAATACAAGGGGTGGGAAAAGGACATTTCCACTTATGGTATGGGGGTATTAAATAAAATAAGTCCTATAACTGGAAGACTACACACTTCTTTTACCCAAATAAAGGATACAGGAAGGATGTCTTCTGGAGGAAAAAATAAAGCAACTGGGGAAGAATACGTAAATCTTCAGAATATTCCGTCTGACCCTATAACAAGACAGTGTTTCACTAACCAAAATGATGATACTATTCTAATAAATTGTGATTATAGTGGTATGGAATCTGTTGTATTAGCTAACCTTAGTAAGGAAGAGAATCTAATAAAATTCTATAATGACGACTTAGGGGATCTTCATAGCTTTGTTGCTTCCAAACTATTCAAGGAACTTAGTGATTTATCATTGGATGAAATCAAGTCAAAACATAAGGATAAGAGACAAACAGCTAAAGCAGCTAATTTTGCTCTTGCTTTTGGAGGAACTGGATACACCATTTCCAAAAACTTATCTATATCCAGAGAAGAGGGTAATTTCGTAGAAGAGTCTTTCTTTAATGCTTTTAAAGGATTAAAAGGTTACTTTGACGAAAAAGAAAAAGAAACTCTGAATAATGGTTATGTATTGATAGATGAAATTACAGGAAGTAAGTATTTTGTAGGTGACTTTGAAGAATTTAAAACACTTGATAATTATTACTCCTTTGATAATAAAGAGTTTTGGAATAAATACAAGAGTGAGAAGGCTGCACAGTCAGGCTGGTATTTTGCAGAAAAAGAGAATATGTCTTCGTATTTTAGATGGAAGGGTCAGCTTAGGAGATTTAGTTTAAATTATCCTGTACAAGGTAGTAGTGCAGCTATAACCAAAATAGCAGGTATAATGTTCTACAGATGGATCAGAAGTAAGGGTCTTCTTAATAAAGTACTGATATCTAACATAGTACATGATGAATTCCTTGTAGAATGTCCTAATAATATAGCAGAACTGGTTTCACGAAACTTAAAGTACGCAATGGAATCTGCTGCAAAGTATCATTGTACAATAATTCCTTTAAAAGCTGTTCCGGTAATTACAAAACACTGGACTCATTAACAATTAATTATTATGAATAAAATAATATTATCCATCAAAAGAATTATTTTTAATATAGAAGTTAGTAGAATTACATTTATACTATCAAACTCTAAGGATAATATATTTAGTTATCCAATGATTGTAGATCTGAATCTTAATACTGAATGGTATTGGGATAGATTTCTTAAAGGAATAAGTATTGCAGATTCTGTTAAGAAAGCCTTAGAGCTTAAAAAAAGGAATATTGAAAAATTACAGAAAAGGCAAGAAAATCCCCCCTCAATTGAAGTACTTGAAAGGTATTTAGATATGAAGGAAAGGAGAGAAACTTTAAGAAGTGTAGAACATTATTTTGGAAAAGAGTGTTTTGATAATTAAACTATTAATTATGTCAAGATCAGTA